GCGAGTAATTTGGGCAGCTTCTTTGCTGACATTAATAGGTTTATCCCATTTAATATAAATATCAGAAGTTTCTAAGACCTCATTCCCTTTAACTTTAATCATGCCACATTGCCAAGGGCGATTATTTATAAAGCTAAGGCATAAATTCTCGGTCTCTAAGTCTATAAAAGTATGGACTTTATCTTTATCATAACGAAGAAGATTTTCCATCATATAGAATCAGCCTCCTTCCAGCTTTCAAAACTAAATTCAGCACTGCACATGTGTTCTAAATTCGGCTTGTTAAGGGTAGTCCTGTTATTAATGCATCTAAAAGTCATGTAGGCTTTAAAGTCTTCTCTTGTCTCGTAATAAATACTCTTGCTGGCGACCGTCTCATATTGATCAGCACAGAATTTGATTACTTTTTGCCTTACTATCTGATCAAATGGAAGATCATTATCTTCAGTAAAAAAAGTAGGCTTTGTGAACTTCAACTCTGGGCAGCACAAGGAGTAAGACATTGTATTTTTGAATAAAAAAGAGTCATAGAATGGAACGCATAATTTTAGGCTAGCTTCATCCCACTCTTGTGTCAAGGTCTTTTCGTCTATTCTTGGTGTATAATAAAAACCATCTGTCGCGGCGATACTGAATATCTTAATGAGTTTCTTGTATCCATTGCCATTTTTAGCGAAGATGATAATTTTACTGGACTTTTTCAAAGACTCGTCAGTCTTTTCGTTGATATCAGGGCATAGCTCTAATCTAAGTCCGTAATAGAATGGAACCTTAATAGAGTTAAAGTTTTTAAAAGCGTCAAGAAAAGAACTCATATTCTCTTCTACAAGGAAAACTTGGTCCAGTTTGTTTTCTTTAACGATGTCTACGATAGAAGAGGAGCCTTCTTTAGAAGAAGATCCGGCCTTATCTAGGGTTAATATTGATTTGCCGATGCTATAATGGCTTTTAAAAAGAGGTAATATTTTCATAAATAAGAGTTATTTCCATCTGGGGCAACCTTCATACTTAAATTTTTTGATAACTTGAGAATCGTCTTTCTTTGCTGCTTTTGCTTCTTCTGCTGTGAAAAAGCTTTTTACAAATTTGTCGTTCTTGTCGTAAATAGAATAAAACCACATCTCATTCTTAAAGGGACAAACCCAAGTAGCTCCTGCCTGACATAGCCATCTGCTCTTTACGTCATCTGCGGCAAAGTTTTGTTTTGCATCTTGTTCAGAGAAGTTGCTGACTTTACCGTAAACATGCTTAAGGTAAACCTCAAATCCTGACAATTCATCATCTGTAAATTTTACCGGCTGCACTGGTGCTTTAGGAAATCTGAGAAATATAAATTCTACTTCTGGCTCGTACTCAGGCCAATAAATTTTAGAAGCGATAGAATATAGCATCGCCTGTACATTGGCTGTCAACTCTTCTCCCTTGAATTTTGCTTTGCTAGACTTGTAATCTCTAATCTTACTCTTCTTTTCTTCCTTATAAAGAATTGGGCGATCAATGAATCCTCTGGCCTTATAGCCGTCTCTTTCGATTTTGAATTCGAACTCTGGGTTTTGAATGTCGCCGCCCTTTGGAAAGAAGTCGCTCTTAAGGCCGACAAGAATCATTTTATTGATTAACGCTATGTCTTCAAGATTGTTGATCCCTTCTCTCGTAGCGTGTTTTATTACTAACCTGCCTAATGGAGCGCAAGAGAGAGGATCGCCAGAGGCAATGATTTCCTCATAAAGCTCTTTGTGGCGAGGGTTAAGAAGTAGCTCAAATACTAAGTGACAAATTGTGCCGCGCTTTGCTCCTGAATTAGATTTCTCGGGAATGTTTAAATGATACTTGCAATAGTAAGACCATGAACAAGTTTCGAGAGTCTTGATTCTGGACGCAGACAGGTAGACTTCTTTCTTATCCATTGAATTCCTTCATATATAAGTCTATCTCATTTTTGCCCATTAATCCAAAGTCTTTTTTAGTAGGGAGCTTTATCTTCACTTGGTTTTCGTCAAAGAACATTAATAGCTTAGAACGAGCTTTTTTGGCAGCTTCGTTGCCAGCAGAATTATTAAAAGAATCATTATTAAATGCGACAACCACTCGTTGGACAGAGTTTTCTAAAAGAAATTTTATTATTTTGGGAGAGATTGCCAATCCAAAAGTGACAATGACATTCTTGTAACCAGCTTGCCATAAAGCCAGCATGTCTCCAATGCTTTCAATTAGGAATATCGTCTTGCTTTCAGAGATAGAATCCTTCCCAAAGAGCGCTGGGTAAACCCACTCTTTTTTTGCTCCAAGATGTTTCCATTTTATGAAATCAGATCTATTTGAATCAATAAGCGATCTGCCGCTAAATCCTACAATTTTGCCAGAAGGATTGTAGATAGGAAAGACATAACGATTAATCATGTTCCCTTTCTTGGCTGTCCCTCCTTTGAACTCAGCTACGGTTTCTTCTTTGATTCCTCTTTTGAACCAATAAGAGTGATCTTTTACAAGACCATCTAGCATCGACTCATTATAAATCTTTACTTGACTGATAATTGTTTTGTCTGGATTAGATACAATTCCTGTAAAATTGAACTTCTCAGCAAGCATCTTGTCTGCATGAGATAGATCGTTTAGATTAAGCGTGATTTGAACTAATTCACTTAACCTACCCCCTTTGCATAATTTGTAGTCATACCAGTAACCAGTATTTTTATTTATAGCTAAGACGGTATCGTTATCAGAGCTTCTATAAATTGGACGAGTTCTATACCAACTGCCAAAATCTTTAAGGTTTTGATAACCGATGTTGTTAAGTATTTCTTTTATATCGCTCATAACAAAGAACCATCATTGGGATTGACATCATTCAATGAAAATGTCTGACGCTCTCTCTCAATAATATTAGCCAAGGAACCCCTCTCTTCTACACTGAAATTACTAATCTGAAAGTTGATAAAGTTTTGAACATATTTTTCATCGCCATGATCATTTCTCCTTCTCATAAGATCCTGATGTCCAGCAGCATCTTTGCCTTGGAAGCGGCTCTTTAAAGTTATCAATTTATGTGTGCCGAAGTCTGGCGTATCGCGCTCTATTTCGTCAAGAGTTTTTCTTCGGAAAATTCCAACATAGCTGGCGAACCATTGAAGCCGATCAGACAGGGCGATTGCGGAGCTATCATCGGTTACATCTCCAGCATTTCTATTAAAATTTTCGCCAGATCTATTCATTTGCATTGCAGTGAATAGAGGGGCATTAATTTCTTCTGAAATCTTTTTAAGTTTATCTATCTTTTCGCCAATTGCTTGATGTTCTGCCCAGTTTTGGCCGACCTTTTCTCCGGTAAGTTTAACGTAGTCATAGCAAATAAGAGCAGGATTTCCTCTTCCAACTTTACTGTAATACCATCTACGGATAAAAGATATAATCTCGTCAATTCCTTTATTACCAACACAATGATGAGTATAGTTATATTTGCTAAACTCTTTTAAGAAAGCTCTGATTTTGAAAACCATCTCAGGATCTTTACGCCAGTTTCCCGTGTCAATATACCAGAAAGGCACTCCAGTTTTCGCTGCTGCAATACGGAGTTTCACATCTTGTGAAAACATTTCTGTATCAAGGTAAAGGACGCTAACCTTCTTATTCTTTAAATAAGCTCCAAGAGACATCTCAACTAAGAACGAGCTTTTGCCTTGACCGGGGCGACTGACGATTGCATAAACATTCCCATTTCTCAAGCCTCCATAAAGCCTTGCGAACTCTGGATAGTGCAAATCTATGCCTGATTCTTCTTGAGGATTATTGCCTTTTTCTTCTATGAACGCTTCTATGTCATCAAAGATATTTCTAATCTCTTCAGTAGCATCAAAAGAATTAATCTTTTCGCCATATATGGAGTCTACTTCAGCTATGATTTGACTGGCATTTTTCTCAGGATTAGTAGAAACGGTTTCTATTATCCTTTGAGCCATTCCTTTTATGTCACGACGAATAGAAAACTGTTTTAACTCTTGAGCGTATTTAATAGCAGAATCTTTATTTGAAACCGCTAAAGAAAGGCAATCGATATAATCGTATATATCAAGATCTTCTTGGAAAGAAATGCCAAGATTCTGAATTTTCTGAGCCAGAATGACTTTATCTATTTTTTCTTTAGCGTTGCATATCTGGCGAATTATCGAATATATTGTTCCGTTTACATCGTTTGTGAAATCAATCTCTGATATAAAGTGATCTATATCGTAGAATGATTCTGAATTTTTAATGAGCGAACCAAGCAAGGATTGCTCTACCTTAATAGAGGAAAGTTTCATTTAACTAAAAAAGAGTTACTTACTAGCAGGACCGTCTTCATCATCATCATCGTCTTCTTTATCAGCAGCGATAATATTATGGATCGTGTTTTCTAAATTGATTTGTTCAACTGCACTAAGCCAGTTATTAATATAATAATGCATAGCCATTGCGTTCTGTGCATTATCGAATTTAGATCTCACTTCTGGCATTCCTTTTTTATCAAAGGTGAATAATAAAAATCCTCCTTGAGAGCATTCATCTATTTGAGATAGAATACTATCTGGGAACTGGAATTCTTTATTTTTTGCCACATCTTATATTACACTAGTGATATCTTGAATGTATGATTTATATAATCGTAGCTTAACTTATTTAAATCAGATGTCTCTAACTCTAATAGTTGGAAACCGTTCTTCTCTAACCACACAGATTTCTTATAGTCTCTTTTTATAGAGTTGAGATAATTCAATCTAGAATTGTTATGGAAGAATTTATTAAAAGAAGAATGCTGATCTCCATTAACTTCTATCGCTATTTTGCGGGAAATATTAATAAAGTCTACTTTCATTCTGCTTCCGAATACCGGGAACTCTTCATAACAAACATGAGTTTTCCAAAATGGTTTAAGAAACTGTTTAACTTGAAACTGGATCTTAGAGCGAGACTGTTTGTCCCAATCTATTAAAAATTGAGAAACATTTTTGTTAATTATTCTGCCGGTTACAGAATACAGTTTCATTTTGATTGTACGGCTTTTAGCTTACCGAAGAGATGCTTGGTAGCTTGTTCGTTTTCTTCAAGCCATTTTCTGAAGTTTTCTCTCCCTTGGTGTTGCTTGGGCATTTCAATTCCAACGTTCTTAAGTTCTTCAACTAAAGAATCATCCACCGTAATCCAAGCCCCCTTTGCGACTACAAGATCCCACATCAGCAGACAATCAAGAATCTCATACTCAACCCAGATGCCAGAAGGCTTTTTTCCAAATTTAATAGGATATTGGACGATGTTTTTGCGAGTAGCTTCGCTGGTAGATTTTTGGATCATTACTTTGGAATACTTACCAATCGATTTAGTCTTGCCATCATTCATCTTCCCTGCTGGATTGTCAAGAATATAGTCGCCCATTGCTGTCGTGCTATACTCTAGGATAAAGTCAGCCCAATGCAATAATGCATTTCCACCGCTGAACATTCCTCCTCTTGGAGCGTTTTTAGCATAGGGATCGATCTTAATTTCAGAAGTAATCTGGCTAACCGCGATCATTAGATGACCATGCTTAAACATTCCAATACTTAGTGATTGTAGAAGCTTTTTGCTGATGACTTGAGTTCCGGCGACCTTGCTCGCGTCTGCTGGGCTTGTGTCCTTATCTCTCTTTAAGATAAGACCGTCCATAGAATCAATAACAAAACAATAACGATTATCTTCTTCATTATTAAGGACAAGATCTTTAATAACGTCGATTACTAAATCATAAACATTAGATTCAAGGATAAACACTGAGCCGTCAGTCCATTCTGATGCATCGGTGACGAACTTGATCCCACAGCGTTCTCTGTTTTCCTTAGAGAGACGACCCTCTGCCAAGACCCAGACTACTCTACTTTTCGGGATTTCTAAAAGAAAATTTCTGCAAATTTCTATCGCTTGGGGTGTTTTGCCTTCATTATTTGGCCCACAAAGACGGATCAGAGAAGGGGTGATGCCTCCACCTACCGCAGCATCTAAAAGCAAGCTCCCAGTAGAAATCTTCCAAGTCACTGCTTCTTCAAAATTAAAGTGATCATCTTTGTGATCTTTGTGATTAAGAATAGATTGGAGTCTGCTTGAAGCTCCAATGCTTGAGTTTTTTTCTTCAGGTTGCTGTTGTTTCGGGGGCTTTGCCATGATTAAGAAATTCTTTTAAAGTTCTGGGCTTTTTGACGATAGGAATGTCTTCGCCCACTTTGCTGTCCTCTTGATTATAGCTGGTCGCGACCTTTGAGTCAAAGCTTTCTTTCAGCTTTTCTTTCGACTCCTTGAGGTCTTTCCGTTGAAGGAAAAGGGAATATCTGTCTTTTAGTATTGTTAAGTTCTTTTTAGACCGAAAAAATCCAAGATTAGAAACTGTTGGGTGCGGCTCAAGCCATTCCCAAAAACCATGCTCAGGGAAAATTTTTAAAAGCGCTGTAGCAGCCTTCATATCCCTAGGCCAGTTTACTTCGTTTTTTCTGACAAATTTTTCTACAATTGTTTGTTGAATGGACATTAAGTTTGATTAAGATCAGAAATCACCATGTCTTTTACTAATTGATGGAAAGACCATTTTGGGCTCCATCCTAATTCTCGGCGAGCTTTGGAAGAGTCTCCAAGTAAAAGCTCTACCTCTGCTGGGCGAAAGAGTTTTGGATCAATTTTGACCAGAACAGAGGAGTTGACTTCGTTCTTGATGGCGTATTCAGTCGAGATGGAGAATTCTTCGTTGGTCCCTTGGCCGTGCCAAAATCCCTCTATCCCAACTTCTTTAAATGCTAGTTCAATGAATTCTCTAATGGTGTGAGCTTCATTACTAGAAAGCACATACTCATTTGGCTTCTCTTGGTTTACCATTTTCCATACGCCGTCTACAAAGTCAATAGCATGGCTCCAGTCTCTCTTTGCGTCGATATTCCCTAAACTAATTGGTTCAAAAGGATGCTCGTTTTTAATAGCTTTAAAAATTCTGGCTACTCCTTTGGTGATTTTTCGAGTTACGAACTCTTCTCCCCTTCTTGGGGATTCATGATTAAAAAGATAACCTTGAATTGCAAAAAGATTATAAGATTCACGATACACTTTTACTATGTGTCTTGCGGCGCACTTTGCGGCTCCATATGGAGACCTTGGAGATAATAAGTGTTTTTCGTCTTGAGGAAAGTATTTTACGTCTCCAAACTCTTCGGAGCTTCCAGCGTTATAAAATCGACACTTTGGAGAATGCTTACGCATGGATTCAAGGCACCTTAACACGCCCATAGCACCAGCGTCAAATGTTTGTTCAGGAATTTGCCAGCTTGAACCTACGAAAGATTGCGCTGCAAAATTAATAAAGTAATCAGGATTAACTTCTCTTACTACATTATCAATAGATTGAGAATCAGAGAGGTCGATAGTGACGACTTTGAATCTTTTATTGTCTAAATGATTAGAAAAATTAGAATAATTTGGTTTTGAGAGTCTCCTTACTGCGCCAAAAATATTATAATCAGTATTCTCAAGCAAGTAATCGACCATATAAGATCCATCTTGACCGGAAATTCCTGTAATTATTACGTTTTTCATGTTTTTTGTTCTGTTACTTTATTTAAAAAAAATTTGTTTTGTAAATCTACTTTTGCGTAATATCTTTCCATGTTTGCGCTGTCTACCTCTTTGGCGGTTATTTCTCCGTACCTAGCTTTTTCAACAGCATCAAAAGTTTTTTGATTAATGGCGACCATCTTAATATACTCTTGAGAGTTAATAATTAAAATGAATAAATCGTTTGGTAATTGCGCTTTTAAATAATTAAAACAATTGTGCCAGCTTTGCATGGCTTGATCAGAACGATTCTTTTTTATTTCAAGAATGCTTAAAAAATCAAAAGCATACCCTTCATCTACGCAAATATTAATCATATAGTCACTTATAGTCTTGAACTTTTTCCCAGTTTACACAAGGAGACATCCAAGGGTTTTGAACGTGAGTCGCTAATCCGGGGATCGGAGTAAGGACTATTCTATTTTTTGTTCTTGATAAAACGCCAAATCTACTATTATCAGCTTCTTTTGAAGATAGAACTTCAAAGTCTTGATCTAAAAGCTTTTTTGTCATGATGAAAGAGCCGCAAGTGCTTGGCGCGGTTCTCCAATGCCTTGTGTTAGTAGCATAAATTTTTGAAAACAAATTTTTATACATTCCCCACTCTCCTTCAACATCGTTTTGGCAAAGATACTTATCATTATGATCGAATAATCCAGTGTAATGCATCCCATCAGAAAAAGAATAAAGGTCTCTAACGATAATATTCCAATTTTTTAAATGAAGGTAATCATTTTCTAAAACGTAAATAAGATCATCAGGATTTAAATCAAGTGTTTTTATATAGTTAAAAGTATCGTGATTTGATTGAGCATCAGAATTAGAGTTTAAAAAAACAATATTAAAATTAAATTTGCTTTTGTGTCTTTCTATAAAATAATTATTATACTCCTCTTCGCTACCATCAAACATTACTGTTAGCTTGCAATCGTTATCAAGTGTTGAAATTAAATTAGCGAAACATTTCTCGTAATTAAACCAGCTTGGTCTTAAATTATTATTTTTATTTCTTGCAGTAGTTCTATAGAAAATATTTGTTTTATTGTACATTCAATTTAAATATATATTTTTTCTTTTTTTAATGAATTTTGCAGGTATGCCAGCCACTGCATCAAATTGATTTGTGTTTGTTTTTATAAGAGAAAATGCTCCTGCTGAAGTAGCATATTCAAGAATTATATTTGGAAGTATAACGCTATTACATCCAATAACGCAATGTTTTTTTATGTAAATATCGCCGGTTTGAACTTTTTTAAAGACTTCTTCAACTACTGAATTAGTAGCGTATCCTTCAGTGTAATCATCGTTTGATGTATATAAAATACATCTAGCAGAAGTGCAAGTATAATCTTCTAAAGTAATATTTCCTGAATTTCCATAAAAATAACACCCTGCTGAAATATGAACATTATTACCTATAGTAATTTTCGTTTTGCTTCCTGCAATGATTAAGCATTGAGAATCAATTCTCACATTATTCCCAATTTTTATATTCTCAGGATTATGAAAGACCACATCTTTTGAAATGAAAACGTTTTCTCCAAACTGAATACCAGCGTCTCTTAATTCTACAGGCAAATAGTTTTCAAATCTTTTTATCATTGCTTGTATATTTCAAATTTTGAAAGATCAGGGTAAGGCATTTCTAAATCATTGTTATGTTTTGGAGTGCCATCTGTATTATAGAATTGATTCATTAGCAGCATACCTCTTGCCGCTAGTTCTGGCATCATATAAAAATTCCATCCTAACATATCGAAATGGTCGTCATGATATGAGCATTCTCTGCGTCCACTGTATCTAGCTCGTTTGAACCACAAGTAAGCGTCATAATTGTCAGTTAGAATTGCTCCTCCTTTGCTAAGTTTAAATGTTTTATATGGACCAGTAAAAGACACGCACATATAAGTATTTGGAATATACATATTACAAGTAAACCTTAATGCGCTGTCCCAAACTTTAGTTGGCTTTAGTTGATAGGCCCCTTTAATAGTTTTACCTTCTACATGTTCAAATTGTATCTTAGCTCCCGCATGAATTATTTCGCAAGGAACAGATGGATAAGTTCTTGAAGGAATACTAATGGTTTGCCCTTTGACGTTTTCATACATCAAAGCTAAGAAAATTGCATTTGATGCGTTATCGACCGTTACGACGTAAGGAGATCCAGTGTAATCGCCTAACGCTTTTTCAAAATCTTCTGTTATCCTATATATTCCGTTTGCCATTTTATAGTATTGTTTTTTGTTTCCAAGGATTTATATAACTAAAATAGTGAAAGCCGAAACTAGTTTTCTTATTATACTCATCTTCGTCCAAAGGATCAATTGAAAATTCTGTTGCCTCTTCTACGGAGGGGCTTGAAAAAAAATGGTTAGCGATAGTCGAAAAAAATAAATCTTCTGGGGGTTTTTTATTTTCAGTATACCTTTCTCTAAGGGAAAGGTTAGAAAAATGTTTTGATGCCTCTCTGCAAAAATCAGTATTCCTATAACTTAATCCACCGTTGCCTATCCTTGTGCCTTTAAAAAATGGAATCCACTCATTGCTAGAATTTAAAATGTCGATAGACGGAGAATGAAGCCAAGGAGATCCAATGTAAGCGAATTTTTTATTTAAGACATAGTTTTCATATCCTTTTTTCATAAACATGCCATCTGATTGGATAGTAATAATATGTTTAATGTTTTCTGGAATCAAGAAATATAACTTTTTAATACAAAAATCAGAGTATTCATCATGAGAAAGAGCGGGGATTTGATTTATTATTATATTATATTTTTTAATTAGATCTTCTCTGTTGTTTAAAAAATTCTTTGCGTTATTAATGAATACATATATCGGATAAGAATATTCAGAAAATACATAAAATGAATGAAACGAAGCAAAGTCTTCTAGATTATTGATTTCTCTGTTTCTACCTTCTACAAAAATTCCAGCAAAAACATCGCTTTTGCAAGTATGATTTTTATCATTTTGTAATATATCGTTACATACTAATTTAATAAAAGCTCGATCTTCTTCTTTTTTATTTTTAAATAGTAATTCCATAATAACACAATACTGCTTTAATCAAAAATAAAAACTTAAATTTTCTTTAAAAATCTCTTTGTTTTCAAAGATATATTTTGGAAAGTTTTCTTGTTTCCATTCTATGATTTTCAATGCGTTTTTATTTGGGCTAAATGATATTTTGTTTTTTATACAATTAATAAGACCATCTTTATCTTTGATGGAGCCATTCATTTCGTCAGCATGACAAAAATGTTTAAACTTATCTACTGTCTCATTTATCCCAGCACAATATGTGAAATGCCACCCGCCATGATCAATTAAATCAAACGTGTCTTTAAAATCTCTGCCATTAATTATTGGATTTCCTCTTACTTGCCTTAATGAGTGTAATTCATTATTGGATAATATTTTTGCTTTTAAAACCATTGAACCGGGAAAATAAAATTCTTTCCCTTTTTGATACCTTTCTTCATCTTGCAGGTCAAAACATAAAGTTCGGTAATCAGTCATTAAAGTAAAAGGTTTATCGTTTTTTTCTCTTTTCTCTAATTCATCTATTAATGTTTCTGGTCTTGGTATTTCATCTAAATCGCCATGAATAATTGTATCGTCTGTTTTTACTTTATAGTTTTTAAACAGTATTTCTTGTAAGACTTTTCTCCCTGCAAAATCATTATAATGATAATTATCATAAATGCAATAATCTAAACAATAATAGTCTATCTTATTTTGGAATTTTAAAAATCTTTTTTCTTGATTCTTAAACTTAGGTTCTTTTTTTATTTTGCTATGTGAAGTTGGCGATTCGATAAAAATAAATTTATCTACTATAGGATCTAGAGTATTAAGTCTAATGTCTAGAATAGACTCTTCTCCGTTGTACATGAATGTGTCAAAAATCATAATAATTCAAATTCTATTTTGTTGCTGAAATCTACTAGGCCGGTTCCAGACCAATGCCCATAACTGGTTATATCTACTTTGTTAAAAGCCAATTTGTTCCATAAAATTTCCATTTCTGGGAAAGCATGTATATCGTCTAAAACCATAATCCCTTTATAGTTATTCTTTGTAAGTAAATCTAAAAGGACATTTTCCCATATTCCATCATGAGATATGTCTAAATAAATAAATGGAGACTTTAAAAAAAGGTCAACATATTTTGTAAAGTCTTGAGTTACAATAAAATCTACGTTTTCAAAAGAGGGAACTTTCTCAAAACTATTTTTATTTTGCAAAAAACTAGTTTCGCATCTATCGATAATATCAAAAGAATAGATTTGATTTGTTTTATTTGCAGATAATGCTAACGCGGAAGCTCCATTAGAAGTTCCTATATCTATAATCTTTGAATCGTTGAATAAGTTTGTTAAATAGTATAGCAACCTGTACGGTTCTTGTCCTGCTTCTAGACGAAAGTATCGTTTTGAAATACCCGTGCATAGACTATGTAAATCAAATATATTTAAATTATTTAAATACTTTTTATCAAATTGGATCTTCATTCTTGGTTAATTTTTGGCTTTGTTACGTTATTCCTAATAAAGAAATCTTCATTAAATTCAAGTTCATTCTTTTGATAATTCCATTTATAAGAACAGGCACCAAAATGCTTCATTTGATATTCGTATTTTGATTTACCATTTTCATGCATCCATGTTAAATGTTTCACATGACATACAGGCCTAGGTATTTCTAAATTAGGAATGTCCTTGTAGCTTAAGGCATTGTTATTATACTCGTAAACGATATCATTGTCCCAAAAAAAACTATTTATTTTACTTTTGCCAAAAGTGCTTCTAAAAATTCTTGGAGGACAGAAGCCGTCAGTCCATTGTTTGCCGTCGAATATGTAATTTTTAAAATTAATGCTGTACCAACAATAGTTTTCATTTCGGTTTACGAATGAAATTATATTCTTTATATCTTGCTCTGTATAAAATTCATCTCCATCGACTAACCAAATAACATCGCAACCATTTGCTCTTAAGTACTGCAAGCAAAGGTCTCTTGCTTTGTGTTCTTTTAAATAACGTGGTTCAGTAAAAACTTCGTCTATTAAACCGTTTTCATTTAGCTTTTTTAATTCATCCGAAGTGCCATCGTTTTCTTGATTTAAATAAAAATATTCTTCAAAAGGAATAGAAACTGCCGCTATTTTAAAAATAGTGTTTTGTTTTCTGCCTTCGATAAATGAAGCCAAACTATCAGTTAAATATTTTTTGCAATTATATGCACAATATAAAATCCCTATTTTCATTATTCGTCTTTTATATTAAAATGCTTGTCGTACCTTGGCTTCGTCCCAATGTAATCATTTGGAAACCCATCGTTTCCATTTAGATAATCTTTAAAAGAAAATTTATATCTTCTAGGAACTACATCATTAATAAAATCTTGTCCTAAAACTTCAATTTGGAATAACTCGCTTAACCTAAACTCTAACTCTACCATTTCAATAAAAAAGTTATCAGGTTGAACTTCTTTATCTTTTATCTTTTTCATGTATTCTATTATTCCATTTAAAGTACTTATGTCTATCTTGAGGTTATTTATGCAATGAATTTGAAATTTCTTTCTAAGAGCTTCATGATAATTGAGCGTTTCATTTCCGTATTTACTATATACTAATTGAGTATCGTTGCCAAGAAAATAACACAGATAATATTTTGACCCATTTATTGAGCCAAAGAATTTAGGAGTTTCTTTTCTTCTGTTGATGATATATTTATCTTTATCTGGTATGGTCACTATTTGGCCTTCTATATTTTTCAATCCCCAATGAACTGCTCCGACAAATTCCATGTATGGATTGTATTTAAACACATAAGGCCTATCGTCCCAATAAAGCGCCCCGATCCCCTTTTCCTCAAACGACTGCAAAAGAACTGGTAGTTCTTGTATGAATTTATCTGTCATCGATTCTGGAGAATCTAAATAAACACAATATTGCCCATCTTTAATGTCTCCATAATAAAGCAAATGATTCATTAGGAATCCATGATTAGGAGTCCAATTTTGAGTTATTACTTTTCCATTACCTTTATTCGTTTCTAGTAACTGTATTGTTCCATCGTTAGACGGTAAGTTGACCAGCGCTACTACTCCGTCAAAAGTTGGATAAATATTCTTTAACATCAAAGAGATATGCTCTTTACGTTCTTGGGTCATAGTCAATAATAGAGGTTTCATATTTTGTTTATTTTGTATATATTAACTATGCTTTGAGCGACAGTGACTTTGTTCATTAATAGTTTATATTTCTCTGCATATTGTAATGAAATTTTTTGAAATTTTGTATAGTCTTCGTTGACTTCAATGAGTTTAGCCATAAAGGATTTTGGATCTGGGTCGCATATAAACTCTTGAGGGCATAACTCTACTGCGGTCAAATTGTCTTTGCAAGTAATCGGAATTGACCCAGCGATCATAGCTTCTATCATTGGCAATCCTAAGCCTTCAAAACTAGATGGGAGCAATAAAAACTTAAAAGTGTTATAAGCTAAATTTAAATCTTCATCAGATAAAATTCCAGCATACACGCCAAATTTTGGATCTTCAGATCCGCAAATCATTAATCCTTTATGAAGTTCTTGATAATTTTTAAAAGATTCTTTAATAAGAGAAAATCTTTTTCTGGGATCATTTGCTCTGCCGACATAAAGGAACGGCATACTTTTCGCAATTTTTGGATCATGAGCTACATCTTTCGTGGGATTGTAGATTACTGTTGAGTTTAAATTTAACTCATTTTTAATTTGTTCTTGTACGGTTCTTGAAATACAAGTAATTGCATCGGCTTGAGATAGTTGCTCTTTTACTTTGTTTAAATTATATGTTTGATTTCCAATCTGTAAATCTAAAACGTTTAGGATAATAAAAGGTTTCTTCTTTTGATTTTTAGAGTAGTGCAGAATATCATCATACATGTCATTGTTTGAATAAACAATCTCTGGCGATTCTTCAACAAAAGAACACCCAATAGCTTTCAATCCTTCATCTATCCTTGATATCTGATCTAATGTTTGGTTCCTCCAACCAAAAGTTTTAATTGTAATATTCACTATTTCAATAATTTATGAATTGCTTCTTTTATGACTTCAAAATTTATGTCTTTTATACTATAATTTTCTAAAGCAATTGCGTTTGGGTTTCTAGGAGATCGGTTGATCAGCGGGGCATAAACTGGATAAGACAAACAAGAGTATAATGAAAGAACCTTTGCTTGATATCCAGACATAATATGATTCATTCCTGTATCTGCTGTCAATAAAAATTTGCAAGATAATGCAATTTTAACATCATCAAAAATTTCTCCTCCCGGTGGTTCATACGTCGTATTTAATCTTGGGTGCTGTCTTAAACCTAGCTGAATAGTATTAAGACCCAAAGAATGAATGTATGCTATAATTTCATTTGTAAAATCCATGGGTATATCTCTTATTGCTCCAGCACTTGAAAATGATGTAATTGCTACGCAATCTTTATATTTTTTATCTAAATCGAACCATCTATTTAAATTGATTTGAAGATTTTTAGGAGGAACTAAATCATGCATTAAGCATACGGCTTCAGTGTGATGATGCTTCAAATACCAGTTTTCGTATTTATGTTTTGGCATTGGATGAAAAACAATATTAAATTGATTTTCTTGTAGATATTTTCTATCGTTTTCACTCGGCCAATTATCATAGTTCTCCCAAATCTTAAAATCATCGATTAATTCATTATGTTTAAAAATAGGAAGTGCTGATTCATATTTTTTATTTATCCCAAATGTTAAATGAGAATTTGGAAATTTTTCTTTAAAAGCTCTACAAGCAATTAAATTAATTGCGAGATCCCCTATTTGACCCTGATTAAAACCAATTGCTTTTATCATATTAAATTATATTTATTTTGTTAGCCTTAAAGCTCGTTTGCTTTGTTTATTACGTTTTTTGTCCCTTTTAAACAATTATTTTTTTGAAAAACCAATCTTCTTTTATGTTATTAGTTCCTTGAAATTCATAATTATTTTCTTTAAACCAATTTAATATTTCATTAAAGAATGGATTTTTATAAGTCTCATCACTGTTCTGCATTTCTATTATTACAATCTTGGGTCTACTAATCAAATGTTTTAATACGAACCACTCAGAACCTTCCATGTCTAAAAGTATAACATCTATTGACTCGTCGTTTTCAAAATTACAAATTTTTTTACATGGGATTTTTATTTTTTCAAAAGAATCTAAATATTCTTTCGGTCCATAGCTTGCGGGAGATTTTATGTCGCTTATAAAAGAAGAATCTCCATTACATGAAAATTCTATTTCGCCATCGTAATCTGCAATAGCTACATTATGTATATGAAAGTTCGGCCTATTACCGTATGCTTGGAGGAGTTGTTTGTATATTTGAGGATTTGCTTCAAATAAATAGCATTCATTTACGAACTCATTTGCCGTCCTGCAAATACTTGGATTACCGACTCCTATTTCAAAGATTTTCATTTTGATGTTTTAAATTATTTTTATATTGTTTATAGAAAAAATTCAGTTTTAATATTTATTTTAGGCATTTTTATAATATAATTTTTCATTTCATTAAAAAGTTGAAATCGATAATCGTTAGACGATCCAGCAGCATGTAAAACGAAATCTCCAATTTGGAAATTATCTTCAGGATACCATTTATGCGCATAACTATTAAAATATCTATTAGACACAAATTTAAAATGTTTTCTTGTTTCTGTATTCGTTTTTAATTCATTAATAATCGCAGCTTGCTCTGCCCAATTATGGTGATGGAATTCTTCTTTTTTGCATAATTTGTTTAAGAAATTTTTGCTCCATTCTGAGCATTTTATTAAAAGAACTCCAGCATTAATTTCATATTCATTAGCATTTTTATGTATTGATGTCGTAATATCGTAATTATCATCTATTAAATTTTCTATCCTAATAGTGTGATTCATTATCATTGCGTCACATTCTACATAAAAAATATAATCGTACTTATCTATATGATCGCAGATTATTTGTATTTTTTCCCATCCTATTGCGCGATCTGTTCTTATCCCTTCTGTTCTGCAATAAAAATCATATCCATGAGTTTCACAATATTCTTCTTTAGAGGCATTTGTAATCTTTAAAAGATCACTGAACGAACAGCCATAATGGCTATTTGCATCTCCATAAGTAAAAACTAAGATTTTATAATTTTTCATTTTTAATAAATTCGTCCGTTCTGCACCCGTGATAATAACTATCGCTCGCTATTACATAAAAAACAGTTTTCATGGATTATTGTTTTATTAATTTTTATTTACAGCCAAAATAGTATCGTTATCAATTCTTTCACAGGTAAAGTTTTCTTTATTTAGTAAATGAATTATTTGATTTCTCACGCTTTCTAAATCTCCATGACACTCTATAAATATTTCTTTAATCTTATGAGCGCAGTCTCTAAAACCCTTAGATTCAAATAATGTTAATTCATAAGTTTCAATATCGACCTTGCAAAAATCAACACGGTCTAAATTTAGATGATTCAATAAATCATTAAAATTATAGCAGTCAACTAGCCCCGTAGAAATATAACTAGAATTAATGGCGGATAAGCTATTGCTAGTTGTATTATTAATACATTTAAAAAACTCTACTTGACCCGTTGATGCGGCTATTGCACAATTTACCGGATTAATATTAGTATTTTTACTAAAGACCTCTAGTATTTCAAAATGAGATTTAGTAGGCTCGATTGAATAAATTTTCTTGCATTTATCTTTTAGATAGAGCGAGAACAATCCTACGTTCGCGCCTAAATCCAAGACTACAGATTCTTTATTTACGTTTTTTGTCAATTCGTCATATTTAGGATTTTTATTAAAAGTATCGAGAACTGCGCTTAACCAACTATTGGGCTCACTAAAATAATTAAAAACCTTTTGTTTGTCCTCGATATCTTTAATAAGATTTACATATTGTCCGAAGCAGTTTCTTAGTTGAATTTCTAGCATATTTTATTGATGAGTTATTGTTTTTGCCAGCGTCTGTTTATTCAACTGACTTTATATGTTCTACCATGTATTTTAAACTTTCATCAAATTTTATTAGATTTAAATTATTTATTTGTTGAAAATTTCCCGTGTATGACGTTGATCCTTCTTTTTCTATTTTAATGTTACTATTGGATTCACAAAGGTTCTTGATTAAAGTTGCAATATCGCTTAATTTATATTTTATAGGATGAACGCAGTCTATTTCTTGATATTCTTTTGTATTGTTTTCTATTAATAGTTCTATTAAATTAATCAGATCTTGTATGTAGTATGTGTCGAATTCTATGTCTTCCCAAATCACCACATCTTCTTTTTTTAAAACTTTCTCAATTGTTGAATAAACGAAAGAGTCCTTCATCCCTAGTTCGCCAAAAATATTATATATTCTTAAATTCTTTATATTCTGTTTGTCTTTGATTATAGAAGAACAAATCTTTTTGCTTAATCCATAAAAATCATTTTGCTTATGGAATTCTGCTCCACTAGAAAATGTTATTAATTTGCAATCAGAATTTACAAAATTTAATAGGTTATCCAAAGAAGCTATATTATTAAAAAAATCTTCAGAAGTGTCTTTTTTGGTTCTTCTGCCTCCTTTAACGGCGCAATTAATTATCCAGTCAAATTTTTGATCTGAAATTAAACCCTTTAATTGATTTAAGTTTAATAAATCTAAATCTTTTCTTTCTGGAGCATATATATCATATTTTTTTGATAATTTTTTAAATATGCTTTTCCCGACAAATCCAGAAACGCCTGTTAAAAAAATTTTTTTCATTACCTTTTTAAACTTAAAAAACAAGGCTTTTCGTTATTTAATAAATCGTTTAGCATTTCTGGAATTTGATCTTCTGTTTCAGGCCAGTATTGTTTTATGTTTGGGAACAGATCTAAAATAGGTTTCATATCTGTCATCCAATGACTTATTCCGTCATGGGAATAATCGTTATCTCTTCCGCTGCATATTAATTTTACAGGAATCCTTTCATGATTAATATAAGTTCTTATTATTTCGAAGGGTCTATATATTAGAAATGTTCCTATTGAATACACCACAGGAGTTTTATTTTCCAAAGCTAGTCCACAAGCTGCTCCCATCATTGAAAACTCTGCTGCTTGGCAATTAATGAATCTTTCTGGATAGTCTTGATTTATTTTATCAAACCCTCCAAAACCTAAATCGCCTGTCAATGCCCAGATTTTTGAATCTTTAGACATTTGAAAATGAAGTTCTTTAAAAAATTTTCTACGCATTTTCAATCTCCTTAAAATCAGCTTCTGATAATACTCTATAGTGCCCTTGAACTCCATTTAATAATGGAAATTTTTCGTAAATTGAACTAGTTTGTCTTATCTTTATATTAGGTAATAATATCTTAGCAATATTACATACTCTATCTTTGTCTAATACAGATAGTGCGCTGCATCCATTTAGATTTAAAAAAACTTCTATGTTATCTATCTTTTCTTTTACTATAATATTAAAAGATTCGTATATGCTTCCCTCAAATATCTCTCCATCGCTGATTAAACAATAAACTTTATTTTTTCTATTTGCTAATGCCATGCCTACTGCTGCTGGAAGTCCGCATCCCAAACTGCCAGTAGAATAAAAAATTTTATCTTTTAAGTCTCTATTAGGATGAACGCCATGTTTTTTATGCAGTTCTTCTGCGTCTATTCCATAATATTTTTCTAAAACGACATATAAAGCTAATCCTGCATGACCGCTACTTAAAATAAATGGATTTGTATTTTCTTTTATACGATAAATCTCATCAATTATATTAACAGCAGTTAGATTACTAGACAAATGAGAGAGCTTATTCTTGTAGCTTATCTCTAATATTCTTTTTTCTAACTCATTTATATACATAATAACAATTATTTAAATTTTTTATTCATTAAATATATTTTTCGTTAACCCATAGGCTATCATTTTGATTATGATCATAAGCAAAACCTAGATATTTAAAACCATTTTCTTTCAGTTTTTTTATTATTTTATCATTGAAATTACCTAGGTGAATATGTTCGTATACTAAATATTTAATTTTAATTTCATCTAAATTTAAATCCATTATGACTTCTGCGTCAACACCTTCAATGTCAATAGCTAATAACTCAATTACTTCATTTGTTAAACTTGTAGTAAAATCTTTTAAATGGACTGCTTTAATAACGAATTTTTCTATTTTGCAATTTTGCCCATAATGTTTATGAATATGAGATTCTTTAATTGATGCAACTTGATAATGAGGTCCATCGTCTGGACAATAAAACAGTTCAATGTTGTTTTCTAAATTACTATTTGGGACTATCGCTACTTGGTGAATCTCTGCTTGTTGGTAGTCTTTCCAGCATTCTTTGAGTTTGGTTATGTTTAATGGATTTGGCTCAACAAGGATTATTTTTTTTATTTTATCTTGGGATATTTTTTTTATTTTTTCTGTAAATCCATCCCTGTTATTTACTCTTGAATCTAAATCTCCAGCCCCAGCTCCGATTTGAATAAAAATACTTTTCTCTATGTCTTTTTGATTATTCATAAAGCATTTTAAAATTTATGAAGTAAAATATGCTTCCAGAAAGTGTTTTTGTTTTTGATTTGATTCAATACTATCTTTCTGTCCATTAATAGGGTTTCTGGATTCTTTATATTTTCAACTATTAAATTAGATATATTGAGATAGTTTTCATTTATATCAATGCATTCTTCGTAGTCTTCTTTCCATCTAGTCATCCATAACAACTTATTGAACTGAGGGTCTAAAATTAACCTTGGAATTCCAATTTGATAGGCTATATGACTTGGGCCATTGCAGGTGAAAATTCCATACTTAGACTTTAATAAGATATCTAAAGACTCTTCAAATTTTGGATCTTCATGAATGTAAACGTTTTTAGGAAACTCAATATTAAAATTTCCCATGTTTACTTCTCTGTCCCAAGATTTAATATTTGGAAAATAAATTTGATAATCAGGAAGAGACGTAGATAAAGCGATTAAAAGATTTTGTATGTCTTTGTATAGATATCCTGAAGTTGATGTGGCTAATCCACAATAGACAATTTTTTCTTTCTTTACATTGCTATCTATGAAAGTCCTGTGCTTCTTTATTAGAGCAGTGTTTATATCGTATTTTTCGCAATCTAAAGCTAAAGGATGATGAAACAATAAATCAGGTACATTATAAGTTATTTCAGAACACCCATAAGAAGTTTTTAATTCTTCTTGTAAATTAGTATTTAAAACGATGTTGTTATCGTGAGAATACTTTTCGCCTACATGGTGAATAGCAAACTTGTTTCCAAAAACATGGTTTAAAGGATCGAAAACTTGCTTCCTAGTGGAGAGGCAGTTTACATGAGGTATATTTTTTTGGGTTAGTAATGAAGAGATCTGTAAAGACAGAATACAGTCTCCTAGCCCATGTCCTCCTAAATTTAGCAACATAATAGAGCTACTTACTTCGCTCTATAATATTATCTAACTTTACTTCCAGTTTATCAAATCTAGCATTAATGTTCTCTGAGAATTTATTAAGGTCTTCTTTATTGACGTATTCTTTAGGAAGTGCTATTTCGATGCCGTAGATCTTCTTTTCAAGATCTGATACTTTGTTTTCTTGTTTGTCTATCATTTGGAAGTTCCTTTTGAAAATCCAAGCAGCTAAGAAGCTGAGAATAGATAATGCTATATTAAATAAAGTTTGCCAATCCATAGTCGCTCCTGTTGCTGGTGTCATATTAGTTATTAAATATAAGTTTCAATAGCGGTTTTTACATTTTTAAGGCGTTAAGACAAGAAAAGAGCGACTCTCTGAAATAGAAAGTCGCTGTCTTTTAATTGACTGTATTTTTTGCAGTCATCTTGCTTTTTTAATGCTTTAATTTCGTTGGAAAAACCAACAGTAAAGTTCATATAATACTCTACACGCTAGAAGCACCATATGAATAAAAAAGACACAAAAGTTTACAAACTAACTGGCTCGCATTTCCCTCCAGCGCAAGCAGCTTCTTGAGTATGACTTGTCTCGTCTTCATCCTCAATAAGTTTGGTGAAATCAACCTGTGACCATTCTGCCTGAAGCTTATTGAACTTTTCTTCGTCTTCAGGGGTTATGACGGCTTCCATTGGAGCTTGTTGATAAATTTTATCTCCAGAGTAAGGCAGTAATGAAACAGCAGTAAAGTATTCTTGATTCTTGTAAAGGTATTCTGTAACAGTCTTCCATTCGTCATCTTTAACGATAACTGTGCAGCTAACTGAATGATTTAATGGCTTCTTGTTGGCTTCGGTTGTCCCGCAATTTACCCAATTAGTTTGGGTCAACTTAATAAGGTCTAGATGTTCAATGGCATTAAGTCCAGACTTAATCTTGACATTCTCATCTACTTCAATAGGGAATGTAATAACATCATCTACCTTGTTTGCGCTCCAAACGCTCTCTTCGCAAGCATGTTCATTAAACATCTTGAAGAACTTATAGACGTTATCTTCCTTGTTGACTTGAATTCGGCGGAAGTATTTGCGAGCGTGATGAGGGTGAATTCCAGAAGCAGCAGACAATACAATTGAATTGGTTCCTTCTGGCTTAATACAAGTTACTCTAGAGGCTTGATTGACTCCAATCTTCTTAGCCCATTCAATATTAGTATTGACACATACCTTGGCAGCTTCTCTTTGATATTCTGGATTGAAAAGAATATCTGGATTATCCATCATTCCAGTAATAGAAACCCCAAGCAAGGCTTCTTGTTCAGTTAATTCTTCTGATGTATGACCAAGATAAGGGAAAGATGTATATGCTGCTTGCAATGTACCTATCAATGAAGCCGCCCAAGAAGCGTTTTTAAAATCTTCTAGAGACTTAACTTTAGCGCCATTAATAGAAGTAAGGTTGCAGAACTGGAACCCACAACGTCCATCTTTAGTGATAGGAATAAACGAGATTTCAAAACAAGGATTTAAAAGCTGATCCTCGTCAACAACATATAGGAATCCCGGCTCACCAAACTCTTTAGTCTTATTAATGAGAGTTTCAAACTCTGCATAAGAAGTCTTGCCGCGAATAATAATTGCTGAATTATTTGACCTAGCTCTCTGGGGGTTGTCAAGGAACCAGTCGCCAGTCTTGGCATTCATCATGTCCTTGTCTTGAGCATCAAAAATAACACTGCAAGCAGAACGGCGAATGCCTCCTGACAAGACTGCGTCAGCGCAATGCATTAAAATATCATAGGCATTGACGGTCTTAAGGCGAGTTTGATTGCTGTCTTCAATAATAGTGTCAAGTAAGAGCTTAACCTTGAAATGGCAGTTCTTGAGTCCCTTGTAACCGGGAGCTTTTCCGCCGCCAGTCTTGAGCTTCGCGCCCTTTGGACGAATTTTGCTATAATCGAAAACAATCTTGCGCCCAGAATAAGCAGTATTCTTGAAATAACAATTTAATAGAGCTTCAATAGAGTCGCCCCAACCTTCAATATTATCAGTTACAGTATAAGTGATTACCGCTCCTGTCTTGTCTTTAGCGTTAACGAGATCAGGGAGCCGATTGAGGAGCTTATCAGTGATACCAAATCCAACACCAGTACCACAAAGAAGAGTATAAAAGGACTCAGCAAAAGAACGGATAGAATCAATATGGCGCACAGCACAGTTAAAGATTCTTCCATTATGAGCTTCAACAGCCTTGCCGCCGAATTGCATACTCCGCATTGAAGGAGTGACTTTCCTTTCTCTAACCAAGTCGAAAGCTTTTGAGATTTCATATTTATCTTCTTTTGGTAGGTATTTGAATTTTTTCAAGTGCATGGTCTCGACTCTTGTAACAGTCTCGTCCCATGTTTCTCTACGCTTCTTCTTCTCATCGTATTTTGCGTATTTTGTAACGAACGTAAAGTTCGCCATTTCATCTAGGAAGTTAATAGCCTTGCTCATATAGGGATAATAAATTACACTGACAATAAACTGCTTTGGGAAATCAAAAAAATTAGAGTACGACTCTGTTCGTGTGCTTTGCGCCACGACGTTTCTTGGAATATTCTTTTAGAGACTTCTCTTTAACAGGGTCTACTCCACGTTCTTTTTCTCTCTTTTCAGAAAGATCTTTCGAAGCATCCCACATTTCACCAAGATTATAATTCTTTCTCTTAGTTTTTTCAACAAAATCTTGCTCAGAGTTTGCATCTATCTGAGTATCTACACTTACATTAGGAGATAGGAAAATCCTTTGCCATTTTACCTCGCCTTCGCTGTAGACCTTCTCTGCGTCAATCGAAAGAAAAACTTCTTTGTACTCTTTTGTCTTGGGATTTTGAAAAATGTAAACGGGCATATTAAAAGAGAGACAAAATTTGTTCTGTTGTCTTTTTGACGGTGAACTGCTCCTGAAGCTTCAATCCTTCTTGATTTACTTTGCTTCGCTTGACTCTGGCGATAGCTTTTTCGCAGCCTTCAATGAAAGCGTCCTCAGACCATTCAAAAATATTTCCTTGATTGAATTCTTGTCCTTCATGGAAAAACATATTGTCATAAGCAGGAGTCTTTCCTGATGCCTCTAGCATAACAGAATTCTTGTCGTTTGCCCAAGCAGTATATGCGTGAGCATTAACAATTACGGAATGCTTGCCGATTGCAACAGATTGGAACTCTGGTAAAGCCCATCCCTCACCGCCAGAAGCTCCAAGGATAACATCTGCTGAATTTAGAAATTCATTGTAAAGATTAGTCTGAGCCATGTGGCCGAAGAAGCTAACATTAAAGAATTTCTTTCCTTCCACCGCCATGTTTATCAGCTTGGTGTTATCTTCTTGAGAAATGAAGCTATTATAAAGAGCGCATTGCAAAGAATAATTACTATTGTTTGCGTACTTATTGACCCATGCACGAATAGCTTTTACATGATGTTTGCGCTTTTCAAACTTGCCACAGAGATTAAACGTAACCCTTCCGTCATTAAAATACGTTTTGTTTGTGGCTTTAAAATTCTTTGCATCAAAGAACAGGGGCAGATAAGAAGTGTTACCTACCCCATGCTCGTTGAATACCTTCACAGAATAAGGAGAGGAAACTAATACCTTGTCATTATTTTTTAAGATATTAATTTCAGACTGAGTGAGGGCATCAAGTTCGTGGAACGTAAGGAGAAATTGCCTGTCACTATAAGACTCAAGTGAACCATTAATATGCCATAATTTAAAAATTGGATCTTTTCTTGAATGATATCGAAGACCTTTCTTCAAACAAGAATTAAACCAGTTCTTAAAATCTTCCGTAATCTCTTCCTGCCCGAAGTCAGGAGCGCCAATCATAAATAATGACGGCTCCAACTTCAAAGAATAGATCTCTTTAAGAAGCTGAATAGAAACCTGACCAAAGCTGGTCGAATTTACTGGAAGATGTAAGGCAAATTTCATATTAGATCAAATCATCATCTGCGCTAACTTGACTAACTGCGGCCTTTGGAAATGGCTTAACCGTTGCTACGCGAGGGAGAGCCTTTGCTGCTGGAGCGGGTTCAGAAGCAGGAGCGCCTTGAGTTCCAGTGAGGGTTTCATATTGGGCCTTCTCCATAAAGATCTGAAAATCAGGAGAGCCATCGTTCTTCTTCTTGTTATTTGGGAAAACAATAATCTTAACTTCATCAAAGTTATCCTTGATGTCCTTAAGGCGGAATTTCCCGGTTAGATACTCAGAACCACTAGAGCCTTTACGGCTCCAAAGTGCGCCAAGTTCTCGTCGAATTGTATTGCTTTCAGTATTGCTAGTATTAGGAGTAGGAGTAGGCATAATTTATGCAAATAAATACTAGCTCCTCGCGAAGAAAAAGTAAAGACAATTTATACAAAATCTTGCATCTCTTTGCTCTCAATTTTAGTCTTTAAAAAGTCAAGAGCTTTTTTGTGCAAAGTGATCGCTGTCTGATATGTGACTCCAAGTTCTTTTGATATATTCTTCCATTTGCGGGAGGACTTGTCTCCGTAATATCTTAACAGTATTATTTTTTCAAGTCTTTTGTCTTTCATTTGACAAAGTAGATTAAAGATGTAATCTTTTTTCTCTTCAAAATCATTTGACTGCTGACAGAGATTTGCTACTAATGTCTTTTGGTTTTCATCATCAAGAGAAATTGTCCATTTGTGTTTTGTAATGTTTGTTAAACATTTGTATTTAACATGATTAGCCAGCCAAGTCGAAAACTTACTGTTCTGATTCTCATCAAAATTAAGGGTACATTTATAAATAATGTAATCTTTTTCATTGACAAGATCTTCTGGGCTTATTCCTCTTTCTTGAAGAATTTTATTGTACTTCTTAAAGATGTCAAAGCAAAGAGGAGAATGCCTTTCTATAAGAGTTTTTAATGATTGGTTGCATTGATGAAGTTTTACCTTTGTTACAAGTTCGTTATCAGTTGAGTCTATCATGTGTGTAAAGCTTACCTTCTTTTATAAAAATGTCAAGGGTCTTTTTGACTAAATCTTTTAAATATTTTTCAGGCCATCCATGCCTCCAACAAAGAGAATGATCAGCATTTTTTCTAAGAAAAGGATCATTTCTTCTCTCATCATCGTTTGCAGGAGCGCAAACTGAGCCGTCTTCAAAAAATTTTTCAACATAAATTAAAAACCCTTTATTTTCTTCCTTTAACCAGACGACTTCATCACTAGGATATTCGAAGTGTCTAATATCAGTTACACAAAAAATATCTGACTCTTTAAATTTTTCAGATTTTTTATAAGCTTCGATTTCAGACTGAAGCTTTTCTATCCAATACCTACCTTTAGTATTTTGCCGCATTGTCCTTGCGTGATTTACTAACTCATGTCTTACTTTGTTTTTGTCTTCAGTAGAGCAATTAAAAATATCAACATTGTATTTTTCTAAGATAAAAGAAAACAAGTCTTTTTTTAAAGAATCTGCCAAAGCAAATCTAACTACGTTTACTCCAAAGTCTTCTAAGCAAATTTCTTTTAGTAATTTATAGTAAGTATCCTTACCGACAGTAGCAGCACCTGCAATACCTAGAAACTGGTTAGACATAGTAAAGTATAGTATTTAAGAAAGGCTGGTTTGTAAAAGGAACTGCCAGCTTTATGATTTTTCTTTGAGTTAAAATAGGAAAGGCTTGTCATCTCTAAATTAAAATAGAGATTTCAAAATAATCAAGAGTTACCCATTTCAATCCTTCGCAGTCTGTTTATCAGATTTTCGGCCCTCTCAAGAGAGCCTAGCTAATGACTAACTCTTTGTTTAAGTTCTTTACCTTTGCGGGTGGGATTTCTCTTAGGACGGAACTGCCAGCTTTTTCTTTTGAGAAAAATGAGGTTTCAGCTTTTTCAAAGTCTTCTCCTTGCGGAACGTCGCCTTTTCCCGAAATGGCGTTGGATTTATTAGATCCAGTTGACTAGGGTCTTTTTACGGGCCTGATGTCTCTGATGCGTTTGAACTGGGATATCCCCAGTAGGCTATTCACCCAGATAAAGAACTACCTCATCCTAGTCATGAGGTCTTGGTTTTGTCAAAAGTTTTTTCGCGCAAGTCGTTGAAAATTACCAGAAGGTTCTTGATGTCCTTCTCGCTGATCGAAATTGGGTTGCATCTTTCAGATTCATTTTCAATCAGAGAGCAGTAAGAATTGATTACTTCCGAGATGACGAAAGAAGTTTTGGGAGAGATGGTCACGCTTTGTTCGTATGCGTCAAACTTCTTAGAGAGAATCCAATAATTATTATTTTTAAAACTAGCCTTTTTTACGATCCCGTTCTTCTCAAATTCCTCAAGCGCACACAACACGCAAGCCCTTTCAGATTCTGGGTTTTCTGAAATGGTAAGCAGTTTAGTGAAATCGTTCTCACAGAAACTATCATTCTGAAAGTACCATTGATATAATTTTGTAGACGCATCTGAAATTGTCATATTTAATAATAGAAGAATGCCAGAAAAAGCTCCAAATAAACTTGACTTTTCTTTCCCGATGTGTGACAATATTATCCATGAGACTTTCTTGGCACGAATATGGTTGCATGATGGCCCTTGCTGCTTCATCTAGAAGCGAAGACCCTCACACCAAAGTCGGAGCTTGCATTTTAAACAAAGAGGGAAGAGTCATTTCAACCGGCTACAACGGATTGAAAAAAGGGTTCGCTGTCAAAGAGTGGATGAAGAAGGAAGAGAATCGTCCAAAGAAGCGAGAGATAATGATCCATGCGGAGACTAACGCCTTGTCATTAATAAGAAAAGGAGAGGCAGAGAGCATATGCTTGACAATTTCTCCTTGCTTTGCTTGCGCCAAGGACATAGTTGCTCATGAGATACAAAGAGTATTTTATATCAAAGAATACGAGCAATGCAATAAATTCAAAGAAGTATTTGATTTTTATAAAATCCATTACCAAGAGTTAAAAGAAGAAAATATCTCCAAGATCAAATCTCATTTACAATCATGGTTATAGAATCAATAGTTCCTGTTAAATTCGTAAAGCTGAATAATCTAGCGATTACTCCAACTCGCCAAAAGACTGGAGACGCAGGTTATGACCTCTACGCGACTGAAAACGTTAGGGTTAAACCGATGAGTCGCGCTCTCGTTAGCACTGGTCTTTCAATCGAAGTGCCCGAAGGATACTACGCGAGAATTGCTCCTCGCAGTGGCCTAGCAGTTAAGAATGGCATTGATGTCCTTGCTGGAGTTGTAGATTCTAGTTATCGTGGAGAAGTTAAAGTTGTATTAATGAATCTAAGCATTGACCTTGCAAGTATGATGGGACTTACTCCAAATATTGCTGGTTCAAATTTTGATTTCAATATCAAAGCTGGAGATCGAATTGCTCAACTAATCATTGAAAAATATCACGCTATTGATTGGCAGCAAGTTGAATCCTTGTCTACAACCGAAAGAACGGGCGGATTTGGAAGCACGGGCGTGTAACTCTGTCACTGTGACAGCCAATTTTGTCTCAGAATGTCTCAAATAAGCAGTAAAAAGGCGGGTTTTAAGGTTGGCATGATTCTTGCTAAAGGAAACTGTTTATGATATACTATATTCAAACAAATGATTGGAAAACTCAAAAACTAGATCTTTATAATAAAGACTCTTTCATCTTAGATAAGATGAGTGGAGAATATGTTTCCGAAATCGAAGTACCCGGTTTTGCGAAAGAAGATCTAGATATTACCGTTAAGAGAGAAAATGAAATTGGTGATTTGGTTGCTATTAAAGCGTCCAATGGAAAAAGAAAAGCTGAAGCCTCGCTGTGGATTCCTACCGCAGCGGACGCTTCTCTTTTGAAAGCCTCCGCTGAGAATGGACTGCTTACGCTATCTGTTCCTGTAAAAGGAGCTTACCAACCGAAGAAAGTAAAAGTAACTTAAGTTACTCCCCGCCTACGGGCGGGGTTTTGTTTTTATGGCTTATTTAACTACATCAATACCAACTCAAACAGCATATTTAGATACCTCGTTCCTTAACGACTCACTGCCAAGAACAACTGGAGAATGGATTCCTGTAGAAATATTCTCAGTGGTTTCAATTTCTAGAAGATGCTTGCTATTTAATGTAATGAGTGAATTCGGGGCGCAGTTCGCTAGAGTTCCAATTCATTACTTATCAAAGACTTTTGAGCCTCAAACAAATTTTGAGTTGCATTGGATTCAACTTTGGGATTGTTTTAGTTATTATTTTTCAGTACACCGATTTGATTATCTTAAAAACGCTTCAGCTTATATGCTGCTTAAAGATAAAAGCAAACATGTAGCTAAGTACGCTTTTACGATTGATTGGTGTAATGGAGAGGATTATAATTTAGGATACTCTGAAATCTCAAGCGGGCACAAGTGCGCTCATATTTTTTGGGGAGAAGGCGGGCAGATGTTCGCTCAACCAAATAATAGAATAGTTTGGCGCGATTCAGGAGCTTTCATTGGGTCATCGTTACCTCCAGAGTCAAAAACATGGAGACCTTTCAGCCAAGAATTCTCTTGCGAAGGGCTAGCTCACAAGTGGACTGCTGGCGATGAAGAGCTTGTGTATTATGAGTTCAAGGTTGAGCCAGAACTAGCCAAATAAACATGATAAAATAGAATGTGTAATATAATATATAGCTGAGATGACTGCTGAAGAAAATAAGATTTTTGAAGATGCTCTTTTACTTCAGGAAACTACTGCTTGGTGGATTAATAAGACCGCTGAAGTTCTCGATGAAATAGATAGAGTTGAACGAAAAGGATTTTCTTTAGCAAGAGAAAAAAAGTTGGAATCTCTTTATAAAAATCTTGAAGTCTTTTTGGCTAGAAAAAGGATAGAGGAAGACAAGATTACCGAAATTTTGTCTAGGATTGATAAAATAAAGGATAAAAAATGCCAAAACTAAAAAGAGAAAAATTCTACATGATAATCTCAAACAAAAACAATTACACATATGGAGCTTTTCCATATACTAAAGAAGGGAAGATAGCAGCTAAAGATTACATTCAAGAAAAATCAAACAAAAATTTACAGTTAAAAATTAAAATCAAATAATATGCCCGTACCAAACAAACGCAAGAACGAAGACGCAAAGAAATTCATGGAGCGTTGCATGAGCGAAGTTCCAAAGAACGAATTTCCAAACCCAAAGCAGCGTGTCGCCGTCTGCCTAAATCAAGAAAAGAAGAAGCCGAAGAAGTGATTATTTTATGAAGTTAGTTATTTGTATGCCCGGAAACAGTTTTTCCGGGTCTTTTTTTGACTCATTCATTGAATTTTACCATTGGTGCCTCCACAATGGAATTACCGTCTTCCTGTCAAGGAAAGAATCATGTAATATTTACTATGTTAGGAACATGTGCGTCGGCGGCAACGTTCAAGCTGGCAAGCAGCAAAAGCCTTGGGGCGGAAAGCTTGATTATGATTACATGTTATGGATAGACTCTGATATTATCTTCAAACCTGAAGACTTTATGAAACTTCTTCAGATGGAGGTTGATATTGCGTCTGGATTATACTTAATGGCAGACGGCTCAAGAGAACCCAAAAAGTTTGCGACTGTTGTGGATTGGGACGAAAAGTTTTTTGAAAAAAATGGTTACTTTAAGTTCGTTGAGAGAGAAGATATAGTAGGCGAAACAAAGCCCTTCGTAGCTGACTACACTGGTTTTGGTTTTATACTAATTAAGAAAGGCGTATTTGAGAGTTTGGATTATCCTTGGTTCCAGCCGATCTTCTTTAATATTGGTAACGCTCACGACTTCTGCATGGAAGACGTTGGCTTCTGTTTAAAAGCAAAAGAAAAAGGTCACAAAGTATGGATAAATCCACAAGTAATAGTAAAGCACGAAAAGAAGATCCTTCTGAGTACATGAGAGGTCTAAAGGTTGATCGACTTTGCTTAGTAGAGAAATTCTTTAACACAAAACTGGAACTGTTGGTCGAAATTTGGAAAGGCGAAACAGAAGATCAGTATTTTACTCTTGATTTTGCTTATAATTATACTTCTTGCGCTGTCATGGGCTCCATAAGTGACAGAGAATCTACTCTAGGGGACTACAAAGAAGTTCTTTGGGCGAAAGATGAATTATTTGATATAATGGCTTTAGAAAAGTATCTTAAATGGGACACCTCAGAAGCAATAATTGAAGACCTATCTGAAAGAACATGAATGTAAAGTTAGAAAATTATCTTTGTAAACGTTTCTCTTCGTTTTTCGAAGGCAAAGACCACTCGTTTGACTGTTCTGACGGCTGGTTTTTTATCTTAAATTGGGCGTTTTTGAGAGTTGAACGTTCTCTAAAATACATAAATGAAGAGAAGGCTCCAGAAGACAAGGACTCTTTCATCGTTTTGCAAACCAAAGAAAAGTTTGGGACTCTTCGTCTCTACTACGCAGGGACAGACAGCGAAGAGATCCGTACCATTGTTACCAATGCAGAGTCTTTGAGTGGTTTTATTTGTGAAGAAACTGGAGTGTTTAACGAAACTGTAGGCAGTAATTCCAAGGGGTGGATTAAAACTCTTGCTAAAGATCAAGCCGGTTTTAATACTGGGTGGACTAGTCAATATGATGATGATTTACTAGCCATCTTAGAAGAAATAAAATTAACCAAATGACTGAAAAAGAAGCCAAGCAGCAATGCTTAATGATTAAGAAAACTTCTATTTGGCTAAAGAAGGAAATCGCAGCGACGATGAAACTCGTCAGAGAGTCTAAAAGCGGGGAAGAAACTCTTCTTCATTTAAATCATCTCATTTGTTTGAAGAACAAGGCTGGAGCAGAGGTCAGCCGAATCGACAAGCTAATGGAGAGGATGGGAGAAGAAGATTCTGAATTTTGACCTTGCTTTTCCCTTGGAGCCAGCTAAAGTGAGGGCGTGATAAATTATGGACTTTGCTGCATTTCCCTTGTTTTGTCCGAAAAAGGGGAGAAATTCCAAACGCTGACCTACACAAGATTCAAGGCCCTTGGCAGAGAGGAAGGGATGAAAGTCCTCTCTAACAGAATACTAAATAATTTCAATGTTACTCTTAAAACGATTTCTCATTGCGCTCAAAGCGGAATTGGATCTTACAGACTTTCTAGCGAGATTACTCCTCTTCTCAGTCATCCTGACCTTGATATTGATCTCACTGAACTTGACCATGCGAAAGAAATTTTTGACATCATTGATGAGACTAAGAAAGAGATAAAGAGATCAGGCTTAAGGATATCTTCCCATCCTCCTGAGTTCGTTAGCTTTACTTCCCAGAAAGAACAAGTCATTAACAACTCAATCAGAGATCTAGATGAACACGCCATGCTCTTCGATCTCTATGACTGTCCTAAAGATTATCGCTCGCCCCTAAATATTCACATTAGACAAGACGGCGACCCAGAAGAATTGTCTCAAAGATTTATGTCGGTTTACAATCGCCTCAAGCCAAATGTAAAAGATAGACTGGTGCTTGAAGTCAACGACAACAAGAATGGCACTTGGTCAGTCAAGAACTTAATTAAGTATTTTTATGAGCGTCACGGTATTCCTGTAACCTTTGACTCTTTGCACCAATCTCTCTTGCATGGTGATCAATCTGACGAAGAAGCTTTCAATGACGCTTACCGTACTTGGCCCACCAAACCCCTGTTTCATTATTCTGAAGGGATAGATGGCACTCGCAAACACGCAGACATGCCAATAAATCATCCAAAAAACTTTGGACAAGTTGTTGACTTTGACATAGAATTGAAGAGTAAAGATTTAGCGATCTTTAAATTACAGCAAATTGCCGCGCAAGCATAGTCGGCGATGCAGGGGTTTTGTAAACCTCAGAGTACGGTTCGATTCCGTAGCGTGGCTCCAATTTTAAATGACAATTTCAAGCACAGATAAGAAAATATTAATCATTTCAGACATCCACAACAACGTGGATAAACTGGATAAAATTATCAAAGCAGAGAGCGCAGATATTAATCTGGTTCTTGGCGATTGGTTTGATAGTTTTGAATATGACGAAACTCATCATTATGCAAAAACTGCTGAGTATTTAATGGGCTATTTATCTTCTCCAAATAATCACACATTGTTTGGTAATCATGATCTCCATTACATGTATTATAATTCTTATTTGATGTGTGGCGGGTACGAGCAAAGGAAGCAAAGTGCTATAAATCAAGTATTCGGCGAAAATCGTCTTAGTATTTGTAAAAAATTTGATTGGTTTGCATGGGTAGACGGTTACCTATGCACTCACGCAGGGCTATTCCCTGACTTTATTGATCCAACAGCAAAAGACAGTTCTGACATTAATCTTTTTCTAATTAAAGAAAGAGAACGAGCAAATGTTAAATTAATTAGTGGCGATGACCATTGGTTTTATGCTGCTGGCAGAGCTAGAGGAGGTCATTGGAATAAAGGAGGGCTTGTTTGGTTGGACTTTGATCGGGAATTTGCGCCGATTAAAGGACTTAATCAAATTGTCGGCCACACTCCTCGCAGAGACAGCAAGATCGCAAAATATGCAAAAACTGAAAACTATTGCATTGACACTCATTTAAATCAATGGTTGACTTTCACTAATGACAAGATTGAGGTTAAATCTTATAAAGATCTATGAATGATTATTATTTGTTTCTCGATGATATCCGTTTCCCAAGCGACGTTACTTGGGTAAATATTCCTAATTACGAGTGGATAATTGCCCGTGACTTTTTCCAATTTAGGGATATAATAAAGATAAAGGGGATTCCATCTTTTGTCTGTTATGATCATGACCTTGGGGCGCAACATTATCGTGATCTTAAAACAATCCTAGAAACCAATAAAATTGACTATGCTAAGTATAAAGAAAAAACTGGCTACGATTGCGCTAAGTATTTGGTTGAGGTTTGTCAAGATCAAAAAGTCTCTCACCCAGCATACGAAGTCCATTCGATGAATCCAGTAGGCGCTGAAAACATTAAAAAATATATAGACAACTACAATGCAAAAGGAATTTGATTTCAGGACACCAGAAGAAGTCGCTGAACATAAAAAGATAGCCGAAGAAAACGAAAAAGCTTTTGATCTTATGTTTAATTCTGATGAACCAGTTTATAATAAGTATGTAGATTTTTTGCTTGACCTTATTCCTTTTAGGCTGGGGTGGAAAGCTAGGTATTGGCCTAGTGGAATTCGCTGGTGGGCGAAATGCAAGTATCAGAAGATTCGTTATGGAGTCTCTGACGATGATGTGTATTGTTTAGGATATAATATTGCTCTTTTCATCTTGCCTCGACTTAAATATTTTAAGAAGAAGGGCAAAACTGGAATCTCTTGTTGTTTCCTGCCAGACAACTTCCATCTGCTTGAAGGCGAACAGCAGACAGCCGCTGAAGAAAAAGGCGTAAAAGAAATGAATTTCGCGATTGATGAAATGATTTTCGCTTTTGAGTATATTATTGATGGAGATAAGTTTTGCGAATTGCCAGAGAGTCTTTCTTTTAAAACAAAAGGTCTTAATCTCAACTCTGAAAAGACTATTGAAGAAAAACAAGCTTGGAGAGAGTACATGGAAAAGGCTAATAAGCTTAATGAGAGAAAAGAAAACGGCTTAATGCTTTTCGCGAAGTATTATGGCATTCTTTGGATATAATGAAATTATTTTTAGGAATTTTATTGCTTAGTATAGTTTATGTAATTGGGTGGTATCAAATTCATGGGCAATTTATATCAGAATGGTTTAATAAATACCAATACTATTTGATATGGATAAGCGCCCCAACTACATTAATGACTATTAAAGGTATCAAATTAGTCAATGAACATTTCAATGGCTTAATTTGGCCTAATCGAATCCTTACTTTTGGGATAGGGATTATACTATTTACGATTTTAACTTCTTTTCATTTTAACGAAAAGATAAATGCAAAAACTTTAACCTTATTATTACTCTGCGGTATAGTAGTAGCAATTCAAGCGCTTTGGATATGAAATTTACAACTCAACAGCGAGAACTAATTAAAGACACTCGCAATAAAATAAATAAACTAAAAATTGAGCAAAATGATTTATATAGCAATTTGCTTTCTCAATTAGATATGTCTGAAAGGGCAGAGGATTGGATCTTTGATTATGTTTACAACAATTACGGGACCATAAAGAAAATAGAATCTTTTCTTAAGTAATATGTCAAAACTGCATTTCGTGCCCAAAGGTTGGGGATATGAGAAATGGATTGTTAATAATGAAAAGTATTGCGGCAAAATTCTTTTCGTCGTTAAAGATCGCAAGTGTAGTCTTCATTACCACAAGATTAAAGATGAAACTTTCTACATCCAAAGCGGAAAAATTGTCTTACATTACGGCATGGACGAAAAAACCGCAAGGAACTACTGGACTACTTTGGGTCGAGGCGATACCTTCCATATCCCAGTAGGGATGATCCATCAATTCTCTGCCCTAAAAGATAGTGAAATCATTGAAATCAGCACCCAGCACTTCGACGAAGACAGTTACAGAATCGAAAAAGGAGACTAAATTCTTGCAAAACAAAAAACTCTTAAATGAACTGGCGCAAAGTATCAAAAATGTTGATGCCAGCGAACAACCAAATCGTATAGTTAAAAATATTGATAAGATTATTCAGAGCTATTATACTAAATTTTACGACACCGTTGACGGCAGGAAACAGATAACTCAACAAAAGAATGGACACTGCTGCTAAGGTCTCAACCCCTTGCATCAGACTTTGTAAATTAAAAGATGGTTTTTGTACAGGATGCGGAAGGTCTTGGCAGCAAATCGCTGACTGGACCCAGTATTCTGAGAAAACTAGACTAGAAATAATGGCCTCTCTGTTGATAAACGAAAAACATGAACGGAAAAGGAAGTAAACCTAGAAATTGTTTTAGCAAACGATTCAAAACCAATTATGATGAAATTAGCTGGAATAAGCCAGCGCATCATGAACAGACCAATAAACATCATAGAACTCAAAGAAAAAGAACTTCCAAAGTATCACCAACCAAAAATGGGTGACAACTTTCAAGCAGGAGACCTCCTACATCTACTCGAAAACGAATATGTAGTAATCTCCAAAGAAAGCAATCTCTTAAAGCAGATAATTACTAAATATAACAAAGTATACAGAAAAAATGGAAAAAGATAAAGACGGTTATCTCTTGGTCCCAAAAGAATTCACTTATAAACACTACCTATTTAAGTTCATAAATGAGCTTGAAGGAGGCTGGATGATTTATGAGAAAATGAAAGAAGCTACTAAAACCAAAAAGTATGAATTAGTTAAGCCTAAGAGGCAAGATCAATTTGTGCTTCATGGCAATATTATTGAGGCTAAGTGGGTCTATCCTCACAGTAATTCTTTTGGCAGGATTGGTTTTGACTGCATTTCTCTGGATGTCGCCATTAACAGGCATAAAGAAATGTTAGCCGACAAGCAAGAACAAGTCGAGACTACTCAAGTGGAGTTAAAGATTCCAAATGGAGAATTCTCCATGAAGGATCTACTTATCACAAATAAAATTCCTTATCATAAACTTTATCTTAAAGTTAAAGAAATGGTCATCGGCAATACTATTAAAAAAGTGGGTGAAAAGAAAAATGGTAGAGGAAAACCTAGCAATATTTTTAAATTAGTGTAATAAATAATCTATGGAAGAATACATGGGAAATATTAAACTATTCGCAGGAACTTTTTATCCAAAAGACTATATGTACTGCGATGGTCAAACTTTATCAATTCAGCAATACACTGCATTGTTTTCTATTGTAGGCACTCAATATGGAGGAGATGGAAGAATTACATTCTGCCTTCCTAATTTAAATAAAACCCCGATAGTAGAGGGAACAAATTTAAAATATATAATTTGTACCGAAGGTTTATACCCTACTAGACCAGATTAAAAAACACTCACGCCGCCGAAAGGCGGCTTTTTTGTGTAATCATAGGCATGAAGAAGCTTCTGTTCCTGCCTTTCGTCCTGTTAATACTAACTGGATGCTTCTCTACAATTAAGCCTTCTAAGCAGATAGACGACAATCAAAAGATCATTGCCAAAGAAGAGAAGAAAGTAGATAACACTCTTGTAGATATAGAAAAGAACGACAAAGGCAAAAAAATTCAAACCTCTGCATTGGCGCAAGGTATCCAATACTCTCTTAATCAAGTAACCAATCCGCCAATTCAAGTTGATACTGCAAAGTCTTTAAATGAAAGAGTGGTTTCTATTGTTGGTTCGCCTCATATAGACGAGATAAATAGAATCAAAGCAACAGTCGATTTATTAAATTCCGCAGTAGAAGAAGAGCGAAAGAAAGGATTAGAGCTACTCGCTAAAAGAGACGAGCTAATCAATAAATTACAAAAAGAAAAAGTAGAGCTAAACGAACAATACGACGATCAACTCTGGCAGTTAACCGACAAAGCTAAAGAGGTCGCCAAAGAAGCAGATCAAAATAAAGCAGTATTAGATTCAATGAGCGGGATGTTCGGTCTTAATGCTGTATTTTGGGGATTAAAGAAGTTTGTTTTTAGCGCTTTAACCGCAATACTTATATTTACGGTAGTGTTTGTTATCCTTAGACTTCTTGCGACTGTAAATCCTATCGCTGGTGCTGCGTTTTCAATATTTAATATGTTAGGATCAGCAGTCCTTTCCCTTATTAAAACACTAACTCCTAAAGCTTTTGAAATGTCTAATTTTTCAACAAAAGAAAAAGTAGAAGAATTCAAATCTCCATTAGTTAAAATTGTAGATGTGATTCAAGAGCTTAAAGAGAAACAAAAAGAATCTCCAGACAGAGTATATCCACTATCGGAAATACTAAAGAGATTCGATAAAGAAATGGATAGCCATGAAAAAGATTTAATAGAAGAAATATTAAGAGAACAAAAGTGGATAAAATAATATGACAACTACTCAACAAGCATCAGCCGGGGCCTCAACTCAAACAGAAGTAACCAAAACAAATGTTTCTGCAAATGCAGAAGCTGGAGTTAGCGCAAACGCATCTGTTGGAGCGCAAACTAAAGTTGGAAACGCAACTTTAAGTTCTGAAGCTCATGCATCAGCAGAAGCAAAAGCAAGTGCAGAAGCTAGTGCTGGTTTTGACGGTAAAGACGCTAGAGTTGGAGGGAGTGCTGGAGTAGAAGCTAGAACGGAAGTTGGTGCAAGCGCAAGCGCACAATCAGGAGGAGTGACAACAACAGTGCAAGGAGGAGCTTATGCAGAAGCTCATGCAGGAGCAGAAGCTAATGCTCAAATTGGGCAGCATGGCGCTGCCGCAAATGCTGGAGCAAGTGCTGGTGCTGGTGTTGGGGTAGAAGGATCAGCCACAGTCGGCAATAAAAACGTTTCTGCAACTACTGGCGCTGGAGTTAGTGTTGGAGTACAAGCTGGAGCAGAAGTAGGTGGCGGCGCTACATATCAAAACCATAAAGTAACTGTTGGAGCAGAAGGAGAAGTGAAACTTTTAGCTGGAGTTGATGTAAATGCAAGCGTAACAGTCAATACAAAACCCGCAGAAGATGCTGCCAAAAAAGCAGCCGAAGAATCGAAAAAACAAGCCAAAGCATTAGCTGAATCCAAAGCGGCAGATGAAGCCAGAAAAGCCGCTGAAGCAGCAAAAGCAGAATCAGAAAGACAAGCAAGAGAAGCTGCTGCCGCTGCTCAAAGACTAGCCGAAGAACAAGCGAGGCAAGCTGAAGACGCTGCCAGAAAAGCTGCTGATGCGGCTAGAAATACAGCAAATAAAGTAGGAAACTCATTTAAAAAAGCATTTAGATTTTAATCAAAGGGCAGAATGTGAAGACTTTAATTTTAAATATAAAGAAATACTTATTGGTTGTACTTTTGCCAACTGCTATATTTGTTATTCTTGCCTTGTCTAGCCTTAAAGAGATAGAGCAAGGCTATGCTAGGTTCAGATTCGGAAGAGACATTACTTTGTATTTGAGGAAGTCAACTGATCAATTGACTTATTTAGGAGCGGCTTACACTACAACATCTGATAAAAAGTTCTTAGATCAATTCAATAGCCATTTAAAAGAAAGAGAAAAATACTTCAATGAAGAAATAGTCATTAATAAAATGCTAACTCAAGAAGAATTAAAGGAGTTCCGCAAAGGTCTTGATATAAGCAATGATTTAGCTAAAGATGTAGAAAACGCCGCATTTGAAAAGATGGACGGCAAAGCCTTCTTCGGAGACAAATACTTAGACTATAAGAAAAAGATATACGACAACATTAATTCTTTCAGGGGTTTGATTAATGATAGCTCTGAAAAGATTATCAAAGATGAGGTTAAATTATTAAACATATATCTCTATTGTCTGGCGGGAATAGTTTTGGCTCTAGTTTATTTAATTAAACATGATAACATTGTGACTGTAAAGAAGAAACCCATTAAAAAGAAAAAAAAGTAATATGGAACAACTACAAAAGATGGGCATTCAAATAGGTTTCTTAATTAGCGGATTGTTTGGTTCTATTTTGATGGCGACAAAGAATGATAAGACTGATGCCAAATCTGTTGTCTTGTCTCTCGTCGGAGGGATGTCTGCTGCAAACTTCTTGACTCCCGTGCTTGTTGATACTTTAAATATTGTTAATGTTAAACATCAAAACGGCGTGGCTTTCATTGCGGGATTCTTGGGATTAAAGCTGGTTGAATTAATAAGTGAAAAATTTTTAGAAAAAGTTAGTGGAACTCAAAAAAGGAAAACTCCCAAAAGAAAACCAAAAAAAAGTTGACAACTCCTAATTTTGCCCGATAATATCTCAAATATATGGAAAACTCTCTAAAGCTAGTCCAGCAGTTAATCGAAGCCAGTTATGAGAAAGATCGTCAAGATAAGATTGATGACCCTTCTAAGATTGGAGAATCCTTTTTTACTCATTATTTGAAATTACTTAAGCAGTGCATCGAAGAAGACTATGTCAAAATCAAAAAAGATTGATAACGAATACTCTAAAGCTTGGGACGAACTTTACAAAGAGCTTCCCAAATGGAAGAAAGACATGATCGACGAGATGAAAAGTTCTAAGAAAGAAGACGCTTTTTACGTTTCCTTCATAAAAGAAGTTATAAGAAAAGCAGAGAATAAAGGTTTGTGAAAATAACGAATTTGGAAAAGTGCATTAGCCTCACCAAGGCTTTGCACGAACTTGATTCTGACTTGAAATGCCAACACTTTTCATTCATCTTTCACAAGAATCGTATAATTACTATTGGCAAGAACTCTAAAAAAAGCAATCCTACCAATCGCAGAAACCCCAAAACAGGCACTAACGGAGAGCAAATATCAGACAAATATACTTGCTCCGAGTTGAATGCTTTCATAAAGTTCAAGAATCTCACTAACATTGACTTCTCTAAGACAAATTTAGTAACCACAAGGATAGACCGAAACGGAGAGATTAGAAATTCTAAGCCTTGTACTTCTTGTCAAAATCTGATTAAATTTTTAAATCCCAAGAAAATATTTTACTCCATTGATTCAAACGGAGAGAATACATTCGAAGAGTATAAATAAGTTATGTTCGCCATTGAAAATCTAACCTGTCTAAAATTAAATAAAAACTGGATGGGCATTGGAACTGAAGGCATCGAAACTGCCATCAGCAAAGTATTCAAAGGCACATACTTTGCAATGGATGTTAACTATCCTTTAGTGGATGGACAATATGATTTTGAAAGCCCAGATTACAGGCCAGTTTCGTGGGAAGTTTGGGAGACTTTGCCAGTTCGGTCTTTCGATTATTCAATCTCCTCTCCTTATCAGACGTTTCGAATTCCCACAGTCGTTATCAGCAAGAACTTCTCGAAAGTTCCAATCTACCATACTAAATTAACCAAAAGAGCAATCCTTGAAAGAGACAACTGGACCTGCCAGTATACAGGCCGAAGATTGTCGAAGGACGAGGCAAATATAGATCACCTGATACCTGTCTCAAGGAACGGCAAGAACACTTGGGAAAATATGGTGGCTTGCGACATCAAAATCAATAGTTTAAAATCTAATAAAACTCTTGAAGAATTTGAAATGGCGTTAATTAAAAAACCCAAGAAACCCAATTCTCACCCATTTATTATTAATATAGAAAAAAAGAATAGAGACTGGCAGTGGTTTCTTTACTAATATGTTACAAAAAATTCAACAATCGATTCAAGAAGCTCAAAGCAGAGGATACAAACTCGGCGAGTATTTTAATGCTGTAATTATTCCTTCTCATCTTCTTGAAGAATTTGAGAAAGACTTGGAGGCTCATTTAGTAAACAATATTAATGATAGCAGGACCACGGTCTTTGGCTTGGAGGTCTTGATCTGCGGGAAAAACGAGCAGATAAGATTTGGAAAGATTTTCTAAATCTACCCCTTGACCTTTCGGAACTCTTGATCTAGTCTGTCCGCCGATGAGTGAACTCTTGAAGACCAGAGGCCGTCCTACTGGCGGCAAAAACCTTGTATTCGTTAGCATTTTGCAGCTTCGCGAGAAGATGACCGATGCTGCGAAGATCCCAATCAGCGTCAAGTTCGCCAAACAGGTGAACCTGATCGACGAGGGAGAAAACCCACATCAAACCACAACTCCTCCCAAGCAGGAGAATCCTGCAAAGCCAGTCGTTTCTTTCTCAATCTCAGAAGAATTTTAATATGAACAATCGTTTTGATTCAATCATTGGTCAGGAAGCAGTTAAGAATAAGTTAGATTTTTATCTTGATATTTACGACAAGAGTCAGATTTCCCCTAATTTCCTTTTTGTCGCTCCGCGAGGATCTGGCAAGACTACAATTGCAAAGCAGTATGCGAGAAACCTACTTAAGGCAGACAAGTCTAAGTGCAAGCCTCTTATTGAGATCAACTGTGCAACTATTGGTTCATCCGAAAGTTTCTTTAATGATATTTATGTTCCTGCGATAGCGAACAAGGAAGTCACTATCCTTTTTGATGAAGCTAGTGAACTTCCCAAGACTCTTCAGATTAATTTCTTGAGTCTATTTAATCCTAATCCGGTTAATAAGAATACACTCAATCTTCCTGACTATTCTGTTGACTTTGACTTCTCTGTCCAAAGCTTCTTATTTTGCACAACTGAGCCTCAATTAATTTTCCATGCTCTCCTTGATCGTCTTGAGAGAGTTGAGCTTCAAGAGTATTCTCACAATGACCTTTCTCAAATAATAAAGAAAAGCGTGAATTGTGTTTTTGATGAAGACTCTTTGCATGACATCTCTTCTTGTCTCAGAGGCAACGCTCGACAGGCGCAAGTCATGGCTAACAAGATTGATTCTTATCTCAAAACCAAGCAAGAAAGGATCTTCACTAATGAAGACTGGCAGCTTCTAAAAGATAAGCTTACTATCTTGCCTCTGGGACTCAATCAAATTGAATTGAGAATATTACAAACTCTTAAAATTAAACCAGAGATGACTCTTACCAATCTCTCAGCGATTATTGGAATGACTCGTTCTAGTCTGCAAAAAGATTTTGAAACTTGGTTATTGAGAAATAATCTGATACAAATTGCAGAAAAGGGTAGAATGCTTACAGGTAAAGGCCAAGATTACCTGAAGCGTTATGAAGAAAAAGAAGCAGAATCAAATCAACCTTTTTGACTTTTGTAAAGTATTAGATACTGATTACGCTGAATACGGGGGAAAAATAACAAGGGCAGATGGCGATTATCTTTACCTTGATTGCAGTGTCGGCTGCAAGCATTTTATTCCCCTGTATGACAAAGTAAGTAAAGACTTAAATTTGGATTATGGAGTCTGCACTAATCTTCGCAGTAAGAGGTGTGGACTCCTTACTTTTGAGCATCAAGCAGGGTTTGGTTGTTTTGAGATGGAAGGGTACGAATAAACTTTTGATAAAGTTTCGTCTGTTGTGTAAAATAAGGTGTTATGAAAAGAATTCTAACGTTATTGTCGTTGATCGTCTCACTATTCGCAACTAAGGCTTCTGCCGAAAATTTAAAAGCGAGTACAGAGGCTGGTTATACCACCCACTACATGGTAAATGGCCTTGCTCGTACTGACGCACAGGCTTTCGCTGGAGTGAATCTAGGCGCAACTTATCACACGATTGATACCTATCTTGGAGGTACGATTATTCCTACCTCTAATGGACTAGATGAATCTCACTGGATGGCTGGTCTTGGCAGGGGATTTAAGCTGATTGAGGGGCTCACTCTCCGCGCTGACGCTCAAGCGTTTCGCCACCAGACCGCGATTCCAAATGCTCCAAATTCAACTGAAGTTGCCGCAATCGTAGCCTTAGAGAATGTCGTTGTCACTCCTTATCTCAAGGGCAGCTACGATCTCAACCTTGAGCAGAGCGGTTACATCGTCGGCTTGAAGCGTCCTACTGATGCGTTCGGCTGGTTCACGATCACTCCTGTTCTTGAGTATGGCAAGTTCTCTGATTACGAGACTGTTTCTGCAAAGGTTGGCGTGTCAAGAGTATTTTTCAATCATCTTGAGCCTTTTGCCGAAGTTGGTTATTATGACAACAATTTCAGCGTAAAGAATTACAACTTTGCTGTCAAGGAGCTAAATGGCGCTGTGATGGCAATGGGCGGGATTAGATGGAATTTCTGAAATAGGAACAAAGGTTTGCGGTCAACCTTAAAACCGCTTTATTGGGATATTAGTTTGTTGGTAAAACGTTTTTAATGCGAGTATAGCTTAATGGTAAAGCGCGATTTTTCCAAATTCGACATGGATGTTCGATTCAACCTACTCGCTCCCTAATTTTTATGATAGAAAAAATAAATGCCTTCTTATTTCGTGGCAAAGTAGACGAAAATAACACAAAGATCTGCGTTTGTCTACGAAAAGATGGCACATGGGATGAAACCTCCACGTTTTACATCTCTGGTGAATTTAAAGACGCTGAAGATTATTTGAGTGAAAAGTATTTTAATGTAATGTTCGCCAATTACGAAGAGAATTCAGAGGGAGATTTCACGATAGAGCAATTTAATCTCTTGACTTTAGAAGACAAGGGCAAGACAGTAGAAGGTCTTTACCTTCAGAAGAACTTTTTCTCGACAGTCGAAGACGGTTACCAAAAATTACTAACAATTAATAATTGACATGGCTCACTTAATCAAGCTCCACTTGCTCGACCTTACTCACGACAACAAAAAAGATTATATTCCTGCTCTCATTAACTTGGACGCAGTGGTCTCCATTGAGCCCAGTAAAGTCCATAGCATAATCTATACCAAGAGCAACTCTCAAGGCATAAGAGTCAAAGAAAGCCTTGACCAGATACTTGCCCTGTCGGAGAAATAAATTTTCGAAAATCCCTTGCGCTTCGCTTTTGCCTAGACTAAGGTATCCCTGTCGGTAGGAACTCAACACTTGTAAATCATGCAAATTGCTCCGAAAAACGAGAATTCTGTGATGCTGTCGGACAACTTCAAGTCCGTATCTTTCGGCATCAAGCAGGACGGTCTAGCCCATATCTTTGGGGTTTTACGCAACCAACTCTATTCTGACAAGATCCTTGCGGTCGTCAGAGAGTATTCCGCCAATGCTGTCGATGCCAACGTCGAGGCTGGCAAAGAAGACCAAGCAATCGTCATCACCGTCCCAAATTCTTTTGACCCTACTTTCAGGGTACGGGACTTTGGCAATGGCCTGAACGAAGAAGAGATTCGTGACATTTATGCGAACTACGGCGAATCTACCAAACGCAAATCTAATAAGTTAATCGGGCAACTTGGCCTTGGCTCCAAGTCTGCTTTTGCTTATGGCGACAACTTCGTCATCGACTCTTATGTTGATGGCAAGAAGTTCACTTACAATGCTTACATTGATCCTTCTCAGATTGGCATGATCGCTAAGATGAACGAGGAAGAGACTAGCGAGCCTAATGGCGTTGAGATTTGCGTTCCTGTTAAGTATGCAGACATTTATGATTTTACTGAGAAGATCAAGAATTTCTTCAAGTTCTGGAGCAGCAAAGTAGAGGTCAGAGGGATTGAGGCTTCTGAAATCTCTCTTGGCAATGCTACTATTGAGGGCACCAACTGGAAGTATTTCTCTCATAAGCAGTATTCCGCTACCTCATTCCCATCAGTGGTCGTTATGGGCAATGTCGCTTATCCCTTCAATAGCAGTATAATGTCTCAAGAGATTAAAAATTTATTCTCTGAAAAGGTTGGCAGAGATTGCTACGCACCGTCTTTGGCTTATAATTTTATCCTTTATGTTGATATTGGCACTGTTGAAGTCTCTGCTTCTAGAGAAGACCTTCAATATACTGACTTCACTAAGAAGAATCTTGTTCAATTGCTCGATGGTTTCTTCTCCGAGTTAATTGAAAAGATCAATGGCAAGATCGAAAACGCTGCAAGTATTTTTGAGGCCAAAAGACTTTTTCAAGAGACTTTTTGTGATCTATTCAGTAACGGTAATGCTTTTAGTTTCCTTGGCAAGAAATGTAACTGGAAGGGATTTGATGTCTCTGAACCTGATGTAAATTTTAATTTTACTCAAGACGAGAACCTACCTGACGGGCATGAACCCGCCGTCATCAAGCACTATTTTACGGGGCGGCGCTCTGGAAAATCAGTTAACTTTTATTTGGAGACCAAACTCTCTTCAAACGAAAACTATCTGAATGTCATTGACGATTGCGATAGCAAGTATCTCAAGAAGAGAGTGGCCGAGGTCATAGTGAACAAAAAGTCGCATAAAATTGTTAATGTTATTGCCGTGCGAGATCAAGAGCTTTGGGAAAAAGCTTTAGCTAAGAGAGGTCTTGACGGTTATACTTTCAAGAAGCTTTCTGAGATTGAGGTTCCTGTACCCGTTAGACTTGTTAATTACAGCACTAAGACTCCTTCTATTAAGAACAAGAAGCACCTCAAGCATAGCTTCGCTTTAGCCTTAAATAAGAATACTGTATTTAGTACCAATTCTAATTATTGGGACCCTGTAGTCGTTGATATCAATAACGATGCTGGTGTTTGGATGGAGATTAATCGTTTTGAATGTAAAGCTGATCCTGCGATAGACAACAAACGACTGATTGATGAAATTAATGGTTTTTGTTCTTCTGTTGGGATCAGCGCTCCTATCTTTTTTGGCTTCAAGAAGTTACCCAATGGAATCGATAAAAACCCTAACTTTATTGAACTTAAAGATTGGATTTTCCAAACGATTACTAACAAGCTAAGAGCAGATAACAGTGTCGATGATTTTCTTTCGTTTCTGCATATCTGCGATAAAGGTATCAATAGCTCTGTCGAAAACTTGATTCGTTGTTTGAGAAATTCTGCTGAACTTAATAGCAATGTAGAGGTTCAAGATCTTATTGAATCCTGCAATCAAGCGAAGCTAATGTCCTCAAATAAAGTATTTAGAGAATTCAGGCAGATCTTGGTGACCACTCACTGTTTGCCTAAATTTAGAGAAAGTTTTAAACCCAATTCGTGCCATTCTTTTTATGATAAGGTAGACTCTTTCATGCAAAAGAATCCTTTGGTTCAATACCTTAATGATAGTTTCTATTCTTACCTCAACTCTCCAGCCTTCAACAATTCCCTGATCTCATACATTAAATAATAAAATGAACATCCCATACATTATCACTAACAATTCTATTACCGTCGTTTTCGACGGGATTAGCCATACCTTGAACGATGGGCATCCTAACTATGCCGCCATCAAACAAGCCATAATAGACAGACAGTTCGACAAGATCCCCGCTCTTGTCGATATCCCTAAAGCGATCAACAAGTATTCTCATGGCAACATTGAGATTAAGAATGGTTCTATTAAGTATGCTGGGCAACCAGTTCATAACTATATCTGCGATAAGATCTTTTCTTTTATGAAGGAGGGCTTGCCTTTTGAGCCTGTAGTCGCCTTCTTGGATAAGCTTATGAAGAACCCTTCTAAGAGGGCAGTGAATGAACTTTATTCATTCCTTGAGCATAAGGCTATGCCTATCACTCCCAATGGTAACTTCTTGGCTTATAAGTCAGTCAATTCTAATTGGAGAGATCACCATACTGATACTTTCGATAACGGTGTTGGTAATACTCTTGAGATGGTTCGCAATGCTGTTTGCGATGATGCTGATGTCGGTTGCTCTTCTGGCTTCCATGCTGGATCTCTGGAATATGCTAGATCTTTTGGAGGCGGTGCAAGTCGTCTTCTAATTGTTGAAATTGACCCTTCTGATGTAGTTAGTGTTCCAAAGGACTCTGATTGCCAGAAGCTTCGCACCTGCAAGTACAAAGTAGTAGCCGAGTATGCTCAGAAGCTTCCTGATCATTATACTGAAGAGTATAGCGAAAAAGAAGAGTTCGATAGCTACACTGAGCCTTGCCATTGTGACGAGTGCCCCGCAGAAGAGGAAGAGGAAACTGAAAGCCATTCGGTGCTTGTCTCTTTCCATAATGTAAGAGATGAACTAGGGCGCTTTACAAACAAAAGCAAAGCGTTGTAATGTTTTTATTCCTAATGCTCTTGTTCATTGCCTCGTATCTTTTTGAGTCAAATAGAATAAAGGATAAGTAAATAAAGGGTAGCGGGGCTAAAATCCTGCTACCTTTTTTGTTTTTTAATGTATAATAATTCGTGGAGTCAATTAATTATAAAAATGTACTATGCATTGGACCATCTGGCAATTCTGGACGAGCGACTGCCTGTAAAAGTTTTATTTATAATTTACTAATTCAAAAAATTAACGTCTCATGGAAGCCAATCAAGATCGACAGCACTACAGAAGGGACTTCGGAACTAGACGCTAAGGTAACGAAAGTCAAGAACGCTTTATTAAAATATTCAGAAGTAGTAATTTGTTCCCAACCCAAAAACTGGAATTCATTAATAGACTCTAATAGAATTTCAAATGATAAAACTATTATTGGTAAATTTTCATCAGACATAGATGAAATCAATGAAGAAAATATAGCTTTCATAAATGAAAGTAAAATAAATATTCTATCTGTACTTAATCAAGAGGTTTTTGATAAGCTTAATGGCAGAGTTAATAAAACAATAATTGTAGAAAAATTATCTTATGTAGTGGACAAGAGAAGCGTAGATTATAAAGCTTTTGACAATAATGAAATAACTCTTGGAGATGGGTGGTGCGAGGTAGAGATGTTCGATAATAAGATGTTTCGATGGACGAAGCCTTCTTTTTTTATAATATTTAATAAAGAAATACCTTATACTCAAATGAGGTTAGAGCTAATAAACGAGTTCAATGATAAAGAGATATTAATCCTTGCGAGATGCAAGAATGGCCTCACAAGACAAATCCTCAACAATAAGTATGAAGTCAATGCAAAAATTTGTTTGACTATCGATATTAAAGATATTGAATTATTAAGGTTCCATAGCGAAGATTGCTCTAGTTTTGGCAATGACACAAGACTTTTATTCTTAAAGTTTTATAGTATTATTTTTGAAAATGAAAATTCCATAGACACAATCCCGATAATAGACTTAAAAACAGAACAAGAAGCGCGGCAGATTAATTTCGTTTTTACTCCCAATTACGAATTAATTACTGACGCAAAATTCTTATACGCTCATGAAGGCAAAAGAAGCGAAAAATTTTTTGAAATTAAAAACAAATTAAAAACTGGCATCATATTATATTTAGAAAATCTTTCTCCAAAAAATCTTCGTTGCTTAGATAACTTAACATCAAACAAACATTCAAAACACAATATCCCTATTGTTATTTGCTCTGATGCAGATTTAGAAATACCAGAGAATTATAATGTCGAATTCTTTAAATTTGAAATGCCGAAACTAAATGATCGTGGCGCTAGTTTTAAAGATAGATATTCTTTTTGGTCTTTCATGGAGTTCATAAAGATAGCAGACCATTTAGAGTTAGATCATTTTTTTGGATACGAATGGGACTGTAAAGTAGGGCAAGATCTATGGTTCGACAGGCTTTGGGATGAATTTTTATCTTGGAAGTCTGAACCGATTATAGCAGGGACACCTGTTATTCGATATCCGATGAACGGATGCGGCAACTTCTTGCAAGCTACAGCAGAATATCAATACCAATACTCTAAAGAATGCGGTCTTACGATGTACTTGGATACAGGTGGACCTCACACTCTTTACTGCAACGGGGCATTGACATTCTATAATACTAGCAAAATGAAACAATACTTTGCTAAAGAATTAAATTACAGAGTAGGAGACGACATTACAATACTTAACAATAAAAACGCATGGGATTTAGAAGTAGGCTTAAGGATACTTCAAGATGTAAAAGACGATATTTTTAATAAAGTAGCATGGATTCCTTCTTCTTATTCAGGCTTTGGAGATCACTATTACAATCAAAGACAGCGGAATAAAATGCTAGAAACTGGATTAAAAGCAGCAATCCATCAATACAAATACTAAACAAGTATGAAAATTAAATTTTGCATACCGACATCAGAACAAAGATTTGAAAAAATTAAACACGTTCTTTTGCCCACTTTATTAAAAAATGGTATTCATCCAGATGATATATACTGTTTTTTTATGCAATCTTCTGATATATCATTACAGAAAGATCAAGATTACGATATAAATATTGTAAACATAAATTATAATTCTATAGATTTTAATGCATTCATTGGAATTGTAGATACTGGGTTAGTATCAGATTATTGGTTTTATTTACATGACACTTGTTATGTAGCAGATTATTTTTATAAAAGAATTCAAAGCATAGAAGAGTTTAAAGACTACGATGTTATACGCGCCACTGAATCAGGCACTTGTATGAATTATGGATTATATAAAAATCAATTTCTTTATAGTATAAAAACTGCATTATTGAATTATAGAAATTATGATTTTTCAAATACCTCATTACAAAGACAAAAACATCTAGCAGTTCATCATGAAAACGGTTTGTGTTATCCATTAAAAGTAAAGCATTTTTTAAACATGAATGACCCAAGTAATACTTACGATGTATCAAATCTGAAATTCGGATCTTATTCAAATGAGCCTGTTATTCTTGATTATAATAATCATGGAGCTTGCCAATATTATACAGATGGAGTTTATAGACTTTTATTTTTCTTTAAAGAAACTGGAATTTATAAAAGATCTGCAAACTATAAACCTTGTAATGATGTTAAAGAATGGATTTTAAATTTATGAATATATATGCTTTCTATGATGCTATTGATGAACCGTGGATAAATCACGCAGATCAAAATGCTTTAATTGAGATATGGAAAAAAAGTTGGAGTTATTATGGATGGACTCCTGTTGTTTATGGAATAAAAGAATGCGAAAATTGTGATGGATACGAAGAACTGTACAAGGCTTGCGAAAAGTTACCAACAGTTAATCCCAAAAGATATGAAATGTATTGTTTCCTCAGATGGATTTTCATGGCTAAAATTGGAGGATGGTATGCTGATACAGACATGATAAATTATGGATTTTTTCCAGTTGATTATGGAGAAAAAATAGTGACAGCTTGTGTTGCAATGCATTGCTCATCAATTTGTATGCCTCCTAATAAATACAAAAAAATAATAGATGATGTTATAAATTTTAAAGTAAGGGAAAAAGATTACTATGATTTTAATAGAGATGGCAACAAAAAACCACACGTTTCTGATATGTCGATCTTGTCTTCTTATCAAGATATTGATATAAAACTAAACATATTAAAAGAATATCCTTACTATGGGCATGACTCTAGTCTTATTACGCACTATCCATTGAACTGTATGTTTTCAGAAAAAGAAAAACTAACAAGAACACAAATTATTTTAAAAGACGAAAGGTCTGCTGAATTCTTATGACAACGAGAACTGAATTATTGAATTTTTTAATAAATAAAATCAATGCAAAAAAATACCTTGAAATTGGAGTAGAATACGGAGGAAACTTTGCAAATGTACGATGCGAACATAAAACAGGAGTAGATCCAGATTATTCTGTGGCGACACTAGCTACGCATCACATGACATCAGATGATTTTTTTAAAAACAATGCAGAAACTTTTGATGTTATTTTTATTGATGGACTACATCATTGTGATCAAGTTTATCGTGATGTTATAAATAGCATGAAATTTTTGAATGAAGGTGGATATATCGTGTGTCATGATATGAATCCTCTAGATGAAATACTGCAAATTGTTCCAAGGCCACAACCAAGTTGGTCTGGCGATTGTTGGAAGGCATGGGTAAAATTAAGATTTGAAAACTCTATATTGAATATGAGAATTTTAGAGCTTTGCAGCGGGTGTGGAGTTATAGACAAAAGCGAACCCACTCCAATTCCAGATCTCGCATTACCAAATGATGATTATTATAAATTGCCATATTCTTTTTTGAATCAGAATAGAAAATTATTATTAAATTTAGTAACAGTTGATGAATTTTTATCAACGTTAAAATAATATGAAGTTTTTATTTGATAAAAATAAGTTACAAAAGATAGCCACAGAGTTATCTTCTATGTATATTAATAATAGCCCTTACCCTCACTGCGTAATTGATAATTTTCTAGAAGATCCTATTATAGAAAAGATACATCAAGATTTTCCTAAAGAAGATCAAATTCAATATTATAAATACAATAATCCACTTGAAAAAAAACTCGCAATGGATAATCTTGAGCTTTTACCAGATTCAATAACAGAAGTGTTATTAAATTTTAATAGCCCAAACTTTTTAAATTTCTTAGAAAAGCTAACAGGTATAGAAGGATTAATTCCTGATCCATACTTAAGAGGAGGCGGCATTCATAAAAGCCCAAAAGGCGGCAAGCTAGATATTCATATTGATTTTAATATACATCCTAAGTTAAATCTTGAAAGAAGAATAAATATATTACTGTATCTTAATAAAGATTGGAAAGAAGAATACAATGGAGACTTTCAGTTATGGAAAGGCAAAAAAGAAAACGAAACGCACATACTGGAAAAACTAGAAAAGAAAATATACCCCATATTCAACAGACTTGTTATTTTTAATACTTCTGAAAACTCATATCATGGTTTTCCGCAGTTAATAGAATGTCCCGAAGGAATATTTAGAAACTCTTTGGCATTATATTATTATACCGCAAATAAAACAAGTATAGAAGCAAAACGTCATTCTACTGTTTATGTGAAGCTGCCGGGAGAAGATGATGGATTAGATCTCTTAAGAGAACAGAGAAAATTAGGAAGAATAGCATCCGATCAAGAAGTAAAAAATATTTACAAATTATAGCCTATTTAAAATATGTACTCAACATATTCATTTACCCATGAGACAAAAGATGTCTTTAATAAAGACGAATTTATTGTCAAAGGAGTTTACGCATTAGAACACGAAGACAACAGAGACTTTTATTTTAGATGGACTGAATTTTATTTTAGTATAAAGCCGAAAGTAAAGACTATCACTAATGTCGTTTTAAACTTATATAATATATTTCCTTTTAAAACGGTAATAATTACAACTACTAATTATAAGAAACAATTTAATTTACTTTATGGAGAATATAACCTTTACATTCCTATTTGTCAGAACGATCAAATAGATGTGTTCGTTAGTCCAACTTATATCCCTAATGATATTAGAACTAATCTAGGAGTTTGCGTCAAAAAGATATTTGTACATGATCTGGAATATAGATATCCTAAAAGATTAGTAGACATAGAAGAGATAAGTAATAAAATAGAATTCTTTAACGCAAACGAAGGTGCTGATATATACAACAGAATCAAAGTTCCGTTTGAAAAACAAAATGGAAAGCTTACTATCCTTCCTCTTAAGGCACACAACAGAGAGGTTTACTTTAATCCTGCGTTGTTTACTTTAAATGAACAAGACTATTTAATCGCCAGACACACAAACGTACTTGGGGAAAACGTTTTCTACACAGAATTAAAAATGTTCAAATATCCATCTCTTGAGCCTGTTGAACTAATCGTTAATAAAGACGATCCCAGAGAACAACATGAAGACCCGAGAGCATTAGTATACAAAGACAAATTGATAATTTCAACGGTTAATTATTTTACTTATAAAGATGATTTTTTTCATGAAAAGCTTTTGATTTATGATGGAAATTTTAATCATGAGAAGAGTATTCATCCTGTTTACGGGAGAAACGGCTCTCATGTAAAACAAAACACTGGAGATGAAAAAAACTGGACATTTTTTGAGTACAATGGCAAACTAATGTTCATTTATCAAATGAGCCCTCATGTCGTTGTAGAGACTAATCTTGATGGTAAAATTATTACAGAGTACAAAACTCATTTCGATGCGAAATCAAAATGGAAATTTGGAGAGCCAAGACTTAGCACAAATCCTATTTATAAAGACGGCTACTATCATAGCTTCTTTCATAGTCATATACCTATTAGAGAAGATAAATTCTTAACTAAGATGTACTTTATGGGGTACTACAAGTTTAGAGCAGAACCACCTTTTGAGATAGTAGAAGTTATGGAAGAACCTATTTTATGGGGCAATAATGTTTTGACCCGCAGGGAGCCTTTAGTTCCTTATTGCGTTTTCCCATGCGGTGTTATTTTAAAAGATGACACATTTATAATAAGTCTTGGGGTAAATGACGAAGACTGCGCGATATTAGAATACAAATTACCTACTTAGTTATAAAAATGATCAAACATTTGTTTCATTTTAAAAACTCTTTCTTCTAAAGACATGCAAAAGTAATGCACAAAAGTAGTGTTAAACTCAAGTCTATCTGCATCATGCTCAATCACAGTCTTGTGTAAAAAATAGTCCATTGGTATATCAAAGTGATCTTTAAGACCCCGTAAAGCATTTTGTTCCCATTTCGGATCAGCATTATTAAACTTATTATTATCAATGACATCTCCCAAAAATAAAAGAGTGTCTATCAATTTATTGTTGTATTCACTATTTCTTAGGAGCCAATGACTTGTGCAAATTCCATTGCCATCTGTATTTATTACAAAATCTTTGTGGAATAAATTGTTTATTTGATAAAAGTCAAAGTCAATATCTAAATACAAAGAATCAATATCGCACCATAAAACATATTCATGGGTTTTAAAACATTCCTTGATCGCAAAAAGCTTATTCCATGCAGGATGCCAATTTTTATTTATTACATTATCGAATACTCTTATATCAGAGTCGTATCTTTCGCAAAACTTCTCAAAAGATTTAATTGCTATTGGTGCAAATCCATTATAATTAGGAGTATATAGCGTAGTAAGGCACAAATTCACAAATTATTATACTTAAAAGTGTAAATCATATTAAAATTATGTTAAAATACAGATCAGATTTAGCCGCCTTATTCCAGTCTAAAAATGTTCTTGGCAAAGGAGTAGAAATAGCAAAGAGTAATTTTGGAGAATTTTCTCAAGTAATACTCTCTAAGTATCTTGGTTATTTATATTTAGTAGACCCTTGGGCAACTCAAGATTTCCAAATTCTTGACGATATAAAAAACTTAGAAGATCACGAAGCGAATTATTTATTATGTCAGCAAAACTTAATTGATTATATTGGCAGATATACTCAAGTTAGATTACATTCCACTGACGCTGCTTTGCAAATAGAAGATGAATCTTTGGATTTTGTTTACATTGACGGCAATCATAAATATCAGTATGTAAAACAGGATCTCGCGGCTTGGTTGCCAAAAGTAAGACAAGGAGGCATCATTGGAGGGCATGACTATCTTAATACTGACTGGAACTCAATTTCCGAAATCGCACCAAATGGAATAGATAAATACATCTATGCTAGTGATGGTACTAAATTAGGGAGTTTCGGAGTAAACCCCGCAGTTGACGAATTCTGTTCTCAGAATAATTACCTTTTACAAAAAACAACTTTTGAATTTTTAGGTTCTTGGTATATCGTCAAATGATTAAAATAAGTTTATCTTCTGCTTTCGATTTTGAATCTGGTTATCGTACTCTTCTAGACGCTATCCTTGAAGATCTACCTAAATACAATTGTTTAGTAAAGCCTAGATCATTTAGCAACGATGTCGGCCAGTACGAAAAGTATTTTGAGAACATTGGATCTTTTAAAGAAGATTTAGATCTGCTCGTTTATCCTCCCTGCAATGAATTGAACTTTAATAATTTCATATTCTTTCTTAATCCTCACAAGAAGAGAGTCCACTTTACAATGTGGGAAAGCTCAAGGATCAACGATATCTTCATCGAACAGATGAATAATATGAAAGCAGTTATCGTCCCAAACAAGTGGAACAAGGCTAATTTTGAAGCTCAAGGATGCGAAGTTCCTATTCATGTCGTTAATCTCTTCGTTGATACCGAAATATTTAATTATCAGCTACCTGTTGCTAAAGATCACTTCGTATTTGGAACCGCGAATAAAGATCCCCGCAAAAGACTAGGAAACGTAGTAAGCTGTTTTAATAAAGCTTTCTCAGATAAAAAAGACGTTAAACTCAAAATCAAAATATCTCCCAAAGAAAGTTACGATAAAATATTTACTGGCAGTAAGATAGAAATCTGCAAAGATTCTTTTACAAGAAGTCAATTGAAAGACTGGTATTCTGATAATGATTGTTTTGTTTCTTGCGTAAGCGCTGAAGGCTGGGGATTGATGCAACATGAGAGCATGGCTTGTGGGAGGCCAGTGATTGCTGCTAAGTATGCTGGATTATCTGAGTTCATGACAGAAGAGAATTCATTTTGTGTTAATTATAAAGAAGTGCCAGCAGAGGGGTACTGGAAAGCTCCCGCCTCAAAATGGTCAAAATACGATGAAGAACATTTGATAGAAACCATGCGCTTCGCCTATAATAATCCAAGCACTGTAGTGGAGAAGGGACGGCTGGCAAGTGTAGACGCTTGCAAGCTAGATAAAAGACTTTTTGTAACGACTCTACTTGATGTCATTTTCAAGTATAAATAAAAAAGTTTCTTATTTGTCGCAAAAATTCAGTTCATAAGTGTTATAATATATTAACGATGAGATTTTTTTTACAGAAATTAATAAACCTTTTCTCTTGTGAGGATAGGCAATTTAAAGAAGTCTTAGAAAATCAAGCATCGTTGCAACAACAAATAAACAAAATTATGTCATCACTAACTAACCTACAAGAAGCCATTACTCGCCTATCTTCAATCACTGATGAAGCCGTAAAGGTACTAAACACTCCACATCCTACTGAAGAGGCTATTCAAGCAGCCGTAGATGTAATCAATGCTCAAGCAGACCGTTTGCAAGCTGCTTCTGACAATGATTCAAGCACAATCGCTGAATAATCATTAGTATAAACAAGTAACCCACAGATTTAACTCTGTGGGTTTTTTGTCAGTCTTTTTTGTGAGGAGGTGGCCCCTTTGGACCTTTGCGAGGTGGGCCTATCTTTTTCTTATCCTCTGAAGAAATTTTAGACCTTTCTTCTCTGTCGAGCTTACCATCTTTATTGAGATCGTACTTTTTCAACATTTTCTCATGAATTTCCTTGCTAAATTCTGGAGGATTGCGACGATTTCCTCCTTGACCGGGAGGATGCTCTGGTTTATCTTGGGCGTTAACTGTGAGCGCGAGTAGAATGAGTAATAAATATTTCATACCAATAATAATGACACCTGAGAGTCAATATGGTTAAATCTTTTACATTAACTTTACAAAAATGAAAGCAAATCCCCTCCCTGATTTAAATTATTTAAAAGAATATGTTGAATTAGATCCTTCTATTCCTCACGGTCTTAGACGGAAGAACAGCAATATCCAATTTACTGGAAAACCTTGTGGCTGTAAAGATGGATGGAAAAGCAGCCAATATTATCATTTTACATTAAATGGAAAAAAATATTATAATCACAGAGTCATTTACGCTATTTATCATAATATTTCTGATTTTGAAGACAAGTTCGTCGATCATATTGATGGCGATAAATTAAATAACGACATTAATAATTTAAGACTCGCCACTACTTCTCAAAACAAATTAAACGCTGGGAAACAGAAGAACAACACAAGCGGGTATAAAAATATTAATATCGATAAAAGGTCCAAATCAAAACCTTATGTTTGCGAATTTGATTTTCAAAGCAAGAGGATACGCATTGGAACTTTCGCTACTATAGAAGAAGCTGTAGAAGCTAGAGATTGTTATATAAAAAAACTAGCAAAAAATTTTTTTAAAGTATGAAAGCAACATTAGAATTTAATCTTCCTGAAGATCAAAAGCAATTTGAAATAGCAAACCAATCTGCTGATATGCATGCAGTAATTTGCCATCTTGCTGAAAGATTAAGAAGCTACCGCAAGCACGGTAATGATTTCGAAAATGTGAGCGAAGCTCTTGACACCATCCATACAATTTTGTATGATGAACTTAACGCTCGACACATAGATATCCATGACTGATATCATAGAAATCATTCCAACGCCTTCTCAGCTTGTCTTTGCTAAAGAAGAAGCTAAGAAAATTGGAGTCCTTAACAACTCTATCCTTGAAGGCAAAGGTAATGCTCATGGTATCCTTGGAGAGATAATTGTCGCTGATTATATTAATGCAGATAGGGCTAATACTTATGATTACGATTTGGTAAGGAATGGCAGGACTGTAGATGTAAAAACAAAGCAATGCACAAGCAAGCCAGACCCTAGTTATTACTGCTCTGTGGCGAATTACAACACTTCACAAGACTGCGAGGTATATGGTTTTGTTAGGATACTAAAAGACTTTAGTAAATGCTGGATTTTGGGAGGCATAAAGAGAGAAGACTTTTATGATAAAGCCAAGTTCTACAAAGAAGGGGAACTGGACCCATCTTCAAACTGCGGATTTAGATTTAAAGCGGATTGTTTTAATTTAGAAATTAAACATTTAAAGCCTTTTAAGCTAAAGAGATAAATATTTTCTTTGATTTACAGGATTAAGAGATAAAATACAGTATGAGTTCTCCATCTGTTACTGTTTCTGTTAATTTAAAAATAAAAGATCAAGAAATTACCTTATCAATGGAAGAAGCGAGTGACCTCTATTCTCAACTTAAAGGCATTTTAGGTTATAATAATCAACCATATACTGTGCCTTATCCTTGGGGCAATCCTAGCCCTTATTGTACTTATACTATTAATTGTTCTGACGGTACTAATTCTAACTGGAAAACTTCTTAATTTATGTTAAAGATTCAAATCTGGATGCGTGGAACTATGGAATATAGTCAAGACACCATTCCCGGCCCTACTCCCGACCAAACACAAGAACAATTCGAAGAAGCTTTCAAAGAAAGCGATGATTGTTATTGGGGTGGAGACGTTTATGAGACTTGTCCTTATTTTGACAATGACAAGAGAGATTCTATTGATGTTTACTTAGGAGGCGATGACAACATTTCTAATGATGAGAAGCCTGTTTTTGTAACTTCTAATTGGGAAGATTTTGAATTTGAGAAAGGCGGCGGATCTAATTATGTACCGGAGGCTCCAGACAAATTAGGCGAAGTAAATATCTGGTGGTCACACGACATGAAATTTAATTATGTCTATTTCTGGAACAATTTCACTGAGTTTGACCCAAACAAATTAAAAATTCAATACGGTGTTGATCAAAAAGGAAATAAATATCTTGAAGATTTAATCTATGATGGCGAATTTCCTGATGATTATAATGATTTTGGTGACACGGGATACGGATACAATGGCCCAGAATTCGTGTATCATCCTGAACAAAAATTTGCTGAAGAGCAAGAAGATTGATATAATATGAGCATGGACCGCAAAGGTTTTTTTAAGACTCTATTCGGAGGCTTTGTCGCTGCTTCTGCCGCGCCATCTCTAATCAAAGCAGAAGAGACTCCTCAACCGCCAAAAGATTTATCACTCAGTAGAGAAGTTTTAAGAATTGATGAACATGGCAATCTTGGCATTGGAGGATCAAGCAACATTGGATTAGGAACTAGCACACCTAGGAATAAACTCTACGTTGAAGGTATCGTTTTTCATGTTAATGATCGAATGCTAGAAATGGCAGGAGATGAGAATGGTGATTTTAAAATACACTGGTTAGATACGAAAGAAAATGAATTCGCTAGTAGCGTTATAATCAAAAAACCAAAGGATGATCTGTGGAAGACAAATTCGATTGCGATTTATTAAGTCCTGAAGAGATAAGTATAGGCTGGCATTATTGCCGCAATTGGGAATGGGCATTAATTGGCCCCGGTAATTTGAAGATGGATAGTTGTAATTGTAAAATTAACAAAAAAATTCACGCAGAAATTAGAAAAACTCTTAAACATGATTAACGACAAGAATGATAACAAAGTGCAGCTACTTGGCTATTATGGCAGTTGTTGATGATATCGCTAGTCACATTCATAAGATATATGTGTAATATTCTGTATGGATAAGATAAGTGGAATATACAAAATAAAATGCTTAAAAAACGAAAAAATTTACATAGGCTCATCGTTTAATATAATAAAAAGAATAGACAATCACTTTAAAAAATTAAAAAACAAAAAGCATATAAATAGACATCTACAAGCATCTTATGATTTATATGGCAAAGATAATTTTACTTGGGAAATTTTAGAACGATGCGATGTCGAATTTTTATTAGATAGAGAGCAGTTTTGGATGGACCAAACTAAATGTTACGACAGGACAATCGGATTCAATAATTGTATAAAATCAGATAGACCGCTTGGCTATAAACATACTGAAGACGCAAAGCGTAAAATGTCTAAATCAAAACTAGGAAGAAAGTTAAGCCAAGGGCAAATAGATAAAATTTCGAAATCAAATGCTGGCAGAAAGATGAGCGAAGAATCAAAACGTAAAATATCAGAATCTAAATTAGGGGAAAAAAACCCAATGTTCGGAAAGAAAGAAGATAAAAACCATAAAGCAGAAAGAATGAAAAATTTTCTAGCCACTCCGAGATGGAATAAAGGCTTGACAAAAGACAAAGATCCACGCATACTAAAACTAGCTTCATGGAAAGGAAAAACAACAGTAAATGCTCTTAAATGCCAGCTAATAAATAAAAAGACTGGAGAAATTTGGCTGGCGGACTCTTTAAGAAAATTAGCCGACAATTGTCCATTAAGTTTAGCCACGATTAATAGATTAAAAAATAATACATGCGGAGACGCAATAAAACAAACTTACCAATTAAAATATGAACGTTAAATTAATAGCTGTAACTTCGCCGAGAATTGAAGGATTGAATAACGCCGAAGATATTGTTTCTTATTGTGCAAGAGTAAGTAATCCATCTAATCAGATGAACACTGAAACCGCGCCAAGACTTCTTAAATATCTAATTAAGCATCAACATTGGAGTCCGTTTGAAATGGCAAGCGTAACAGTTGAAATTGTTACAAGCAGAGCTATTGCCGCACAAATTCTAAGGCATAGATCTTTTGCTTTTCAAGAATTCAGCCAAAGATATAGCATAGCTACAAAGCTAGAAGATATTCAATGGCGAATGCAAGGTAAAACTAACAGACAAGTTGGTGATGCTGAAGTGGATTTGTCGCCAGAAAAAATTGAATTGGTTAATCAAGCACTTAACAGCAGCCTCAATGCGTATGATGCATTAATTCAAGCTGGCGTTGCTAAAGAATGCGCTAGAATGGTATTGCCATTAACTACGCAAACCACCATGTACATGACAGGTACACTTCGTAGTTGGATTCATTATATTGAATTGAGGGCAAAGGAAGACACTCAAAAGGAGCATAGAGATATCGCCATAGGTATTAAGAATATATTTATTAAGGAGTTCCCTGTAGTTAGCGGAGCTTTAAGTTGGGCTTAAAATCGATTCTGACGCACAAAAAGAAATTAGAGAAATTGCTGCTGAAATGTTAAGATTAGTTAAGTGTATCGAAGGCAACCCTTTCGAGCATACTATCTCCGCATTCGAATTATGAAGAAACCAATACTAATCATCGTCAGCCTAATTGCTGTATTCTGTCTAGCTTTCTCAATCAAGCCAAAAAAGCAAAAGCCATTTCCAGACTTTGGATACATGGCTCCTCCTAGCGAAGTTACTAACGCTAGTGAAGTTTTTAAGCTAAGTCAGAGTTATCCCAAGACTCTTCCTAAGAATAAACTGCCAGAGTTTTATAATATTTATTATAAGAAAGATTGGCGCAAGTACCTTCTTTCTATCCGATCTTATTGCTACGAGGGCAATACTGGAGTTGATTTCCGAGTAGAGAATAATAAAACCCGTAATTGGTATCATATGCCATTTCAACATTATTCTGCTAACGGTAGAGAAGGTTATCACGGCCTAACAAGAGAAGCTCCAGTTGGAATTAATCAGTTTGGCCCCAATCAAAGTTATTCTACTGCTGGTGCTTGGGCGGTTGGGTTTTATAATAATATAGCTGGCTATACGATTGGTCAAGTATGGCAAGACCATGAGAATCCTGACGTTAATAAGATGAATGGCGGATTTAAGCATGGTGCGGTTTTATTTAAATTGTTGTTCACTTCTTTTCCCAAGGAGGTCGCTGAGTCTCAAGTGGCTTTCCTAACTAATGGCATCTGGTGGGATGCTTACGGCAATTACGTTTTCAATGATGCGCCATTGTCAAGGTCAAAGATTCAGGTCGTTTTGACTCAAATGGATGTGATGGTAAGAGATACTAATTCTGCCTCTGGTTGGGTGCTTGGCAATTTCCAGTACAATGGTCAACTTAATAATGCTGACAAGTGGAATAATTTAATTCCCGTTGGCGTAATGTGGGGACAAGATCCCACCAACAATATTAATCAGTCAAATCCTCACCCAACCGTAACAATAATTAATACCAATCTCAAAGAAACAATTATCAATCCAGATCCCAAAGAGCTTCCGCCTACTCACCTAGGCTGGAACGGCAGACTAAATGGACCCCTTGACAATGCAATGAGTTCATGCTATAGTTGCCATGCTACTGCTGAGTATCCTCAAGGGTCTCCTTTGAGTCCTCTCTTTGATTCTGAATTAAGTAAAAAGTATCCTCCCGGCAGTGATGGCTGGATGCGCTGGTTTGAGAACTTGAAGTGCGACGAGCCTTTCGACAAGCCTTCTGGCGGTGTAGTTTATCATTCTACAGATTTTTCTTTACAGATGTCGCAAACCTTGCAATTCTTCGCGGACTTTCAAGCTTGGAAAGACGCACAAGGTGGCCTCTACAGGTCTTCTTATGAGCAGCCGGTAAAGAAGCGGAAAACGCACAGCGTTTCAGACAGAGAGCCAAAAGTCAAGTAAGATTTTAATGAGTCACATATAAAGCATTAAGTTCGATAGTGTTTCGTATGTGGCTCTTTTCGGCCCATACTTATTATGATTAAAGAAGTGATAATTAGGTTGCGTAATTTCAATGATTGGCGCACCGGCAAGAATGACCAGACAATGGAAGAAGCAGAAATCGTGCCAGCGCAATTAACTGCTGACCTTTATTTCGTCTGCGACCATGCAGAGCAATCTGAGAAGACCATTAAAAAATTAAAATCTCAGATCGAAGACTACGAGAAAAAGTTGAAAAAGTACAGAATCATGCCCTAACCCATGAAAGAGTCAAGGCTTTTATTTTGGATCGTAGGAACTTTTCTTTTTTCCTGCTTGACCTCCTACGTTCTCCACTTTAAGTTGGGGGTAGACATTGCGCCGCCTGTTGTGGCGATTGGAATACTTGCGGTTTTATTAATTGTAAATTGTTTTTGTGATGAATGAAATATTTTTGAGCTATGAATTGGAACTTGACACTCATGCCAGCGTTCGTATCCTTCAGTTTCCTCACAATAGAGAGGGCTTCACCGAAGCGATGGATCTAATAGAGTCTATTCAAAAAGATTTAATTTCTGCAAAAATTACCAGCACCAGAGACGGTGTAGTTTACAATTACAACGACGCACAAGAAAACAAAACACTTAATTACTAAAAATACTTACTAAAATGAACGACCAATACAAAGGAGCGATTAAACAGAACTTCGCATGGTGGGACGCTGGCGGTGCAGATATCCCGCAAGGGACTCATTCAATGATAACTCAAAAATTCAAAGAATGGGAAAAGCGTAGAGGTTTTACAAGTGAAAGCCATTTCATTGGGAATCCCTTGAAGAATAACGAAAGGGAGCTTGAACCTGTCAAGCCTCTTCGCGGCAACGCTCTCAGAGGCAAGCTGGCACTAGAAAGCAAAAAGCGAGTCCTCGCAGCAGAGGCGGCAAAAGAACGCATAAAGCAAGCAAAAAAAGATGGAAAAAAAGGCTTGAAAAAGAGCGAAAG